CACCACTTTTTACTCTACCACCTTCTAACAAACTTTTCACCAATAACAACCTATTACTCGCACATTCTTTACATATACAACCACCATCTACGTAATGACTTCTTATTACTATATTACTACTGTTCTTATTGCTTATATCCTCATACAATGCATATTCGCTTTGGGTATATCCAACAAAATTATCGCATGTTTTATTATGCCAATAATTAAGATATTCTTCTCTTTCCTTTTTGCTTAAAAAATACTTGAGATAATTACACTTTTCCAATTCATGATAATAATTTAAGGGCAATCTATACTCCTTTTTAAAATTATTATACAGTTCACCAATCTCTTTTTTATCAGTTTCATAATCTTTTATTATTTTTATATTAGAATTCAAAAGTTTAGATAATATTTGTTCCCATTCACTTGAATCTTGCAAACGCAATTTGATATATTTTATACCGTTTGATTCTACAAACAAATACTTGGATTGATAATTAAATTCTTCTGGACAATGTAGATTATATACATCTAAAAAATTATCACCATTTGCAATATAAGAATAAATATTATTAAACCTTTCAAATATTCTTGATAATTTGTATTTTAAAATATTTTGATTAGTATTATTAAAATGAAAAGAGGCTATGTCTTCAAAAAAAAGAGAGATTTTTCTCTCAATAGGATTTCTGAAAATGTCAATCACGTAAATATCATTCCCAATAATACTATTATAATAAATTATCTCATTTACTGTAACTCCATCTATTCCATACAATACTCGCAACATTATCTCATTATGCACATGTATAACAAAATATTTATCACTTGCAAATAATCTTATTGAAGACACCAACGCAGTAGATCCTACTTTAGGATGACAATAAACGAAAATAATTTTTCTTCTTTTATTAAGCATAGTTTGGGTTATTTTTAACTTGTCGTTTGCAATTTTTAATAATTTTAATTTTGAAACATCAAATCCAAAATTTATTATCTCTTTTTTTTTAAAAGAAACAGATTCATTCATAATATTTTTAGTATTAGTGTCAACATTATAAGTATTTAAATTATCCGGGGCTACGATAAAATTAGTTGGGTTTTCTAAATTTGCATTAGTAGTTTCGTTATTATCAACTTCGGTTAAATTTGTAATCAATCCAAACATAATATTTATAGTATTATAAATATTATATTTTTATTCTTTTGCCGACTTATAACTCTTCATTAGAAGTTTGTTTAATAAAATGTTTGTTCATAAATTTTTGTAAAGTAAAATAAGTTAATGGTTCATTATTTGTTTCTTCAAACCCTAATAATATTTTTAATTTCTCGTCAGGAACAATAATTATTTTTTTATTTTCTTTTAAAGTAAGTTTGTTTGTATCAATGTAATCAATAATTGCCTTTGTTACTTCAGTTCTTGCAATATTTGATCCAATATCCTTATTTAAAAATTTACAAAGCTCATTTGAAACCTTGGACGGTGCGGCAAAACCCGAAGGTTTTTTGTTTTTTTTATTATGGTTTTTTTTATCAACAACCTTTTTGAATTTTTTAATTTCTCGTTTAACATTTTTTTCTAAAAGTTTAATATCATTTTGAATTCCAGCAAAATGCGTTTTAAGATTTGAAAACTTACTTAAAATAGTTGTAAACTGTTCAAATATTTTTAAATTAAAATTATTTTCCTCAAATGGTTCATTTTCTAAAACTAAATCTATTTCATCCATTGTACTTACATATATGTAAGAAACTTTAATACATTTTATACAGATAATATAAAATTATTAGGGAATTATTATTTTTGTAAATTTTATAATATTATTAAACTGTATATGAGTTGCTTGTTTAATAGTTTGAGTTATTTTATAAAGGAAGATAGTTATAAAATTAGACAAACAATTTGCGATTATTTGAAAGAAAATAAACCTATAATTGATGGCCTACAAACAATTGATGTTATTAAATTTGAAAGAAATAATCCAGACAATTATATTGAAAATATGAGAGTAATATCCACTTGGGGTGGAGCAATTGAAATACAGTGTGCTTGCAATATTTGGAATCTTCAAATTAATGTATTAAACTATAGAGATACAGGAAAAAAAGTTATTGAATTTTTGCCACTAAATGGCAACGCAAATAAAACGATTAATATTTATTGGACTGGAGGACACTTTGAACCAATAAAAGAAGCTTGCTAAATTTCATAAAATGAGATAATTATTATCGCATTTTATTATTTTAATTAAAAAATATTATTTAAATCTCAAGCCTCGGCTTGGGGCTCTCACGAGGCTTTCCTTGACCTCGTCCACCAGATCCTCTACCACTTGATCCTCCACCACTTGATCCTCGTCCGCCTGAAGAGGGTCTTGTCTCGCGCTTCTTTCCAGCAACGTAGGCCCAAGAATCTCCTTGAGCATCATTTGCCTCGCGTTGAGGCCTAGGCTCGCGTTGAGGTCTGCGGTCTTGAGGAGGGCGGACCGAACGAGGTGGGCGAGCAACATCATCCTCGCCATCCGTCTTATATGAAGTGCGAGTATCCCTAAACTCCTTGCGAGTCTCACACATAAGCTTTCCGCCCTTAATTCCACTCACTTCTCCCGCTTGGTACTCGTGAACACCACCTTCGGTGTGAATTAACTTAAATTCAACATATTCTCCTTGTACCAAATACTTGTACTGTTCACTAAAGACAACAACGGCACTGTGATGCACAAAAACATCAGTTCCGCTCTTATCTCCATCAGTGACTGTAATAAATCCATAACCAGTCTTAGTGTTAAACCACTTCACGCGACCCATGTAGCGTTCAGTTGACGAGGAGGTTGTAACGAGTGCAGGTGTAACAGGTGTATCCGTAGACATCTTGTTTATACATGTTATTGCGAGTTGCCTTTATATTGTTTTGCAGATCAATATAATAAGCATTATACACTAGGTAAATCTTTTTTATCAATTTCTACGTGTTTTGCAATTGTCGTAATAACCTTGTTTATTCTTTCCTCTTCTTCCTCCTTTGTACTTCCACCAGTTGCCTTTAAAACAATATTCAAATATTGGTCATTTTTCTTTGAATTATAATCATGTGCATCTGGGTTGGCATTAAACCAATCTGCAATCTGGTTGACATTTTTATTAGCTACTTTTCTAACAGCCATTCTAATGCGCTCCTTCTCTTGATCCTTTTCCCAATTATCTTTATCCTTTATGTATAATTTTTCGCGCTTAGAATCAGTGCAATGTATGGGTCGTCTATTAACATCCAATTGTTTTAATCCATTCAAAAATATTTGTGATATGCCTTTTTCATATCCAAGTTTTCCAGTATTCTCCAAATCGGCAAAAGATATTTTTAAAGAATCCACAAAGTCTGTTAAGTTCATTGCATCCTTGCACGTTTCATTTAAGAATAGGTTCAAATTAAAACTTGCATTCATGGTATTGTTAGTAGTATTATTATTTATTGTCTTTGGTTTACTAGCTAATTCAAATAGTTGTTTTTGAAGTTCTTGATTTTGTTTTATCAAAGCAAGTACGGTTTCGTTTGAAACTGAATCATCTTGTTTTTTTTCTTGCGGTTCTTCCTCATAATCTATACATTTCTTCTTATGTCTCCACAGGCCAGCGCGATCTTTAAAGGATTTTTGACATTTTTCACATGAATAATGCTTTGAGCAGGTTTTTTCAATAATATCGTTGTTTTGCGTTGTTTTTTGATGTTTTGCTGTGCGCAAGTGATCATTGTAACTACTCTTCTTGCTCGTACCATAGTCACAATTTTTGCAATAAAATTTCGGGCAGATTAGCAGCAGATTTTCGTTGTCATTTGTTGTCATATATTAACAACGCAAAAATCTGCTTAAGTTAATTTTTAATAAAATTATTTTTTTCAAAAAAAATTACAATCACAAATTTTGAGTTAAAATTTTGGAATTTAGACGATAATGGTCACAAACCACTTTTTCAAAAACAAGAAGAAAAAAATTCCCAAAAGTAATTTCAGAATTCGAAAATGGACAAAAATAAATGTCCAAAAGTCCCTTTTTTGGGTGGGTCTTGGATCGCGAAATAGTTTGCATTTACCTACATATGTAGGGCGCCCATTTTGCAGTTGGCCCAATTTTGCGCCTACATGGATGTAGGGGAAAATTATGTGATAATTTGTGCCTACATGGATGTAAGACAGTTTGGACAATAAAAACTCAATAATAAGCTCGCGATAATTTTGTGATTATCGTGTATTAAAATATAATATAGTAAAAATATATACGCTATAAATGGAAGAATATGAAGAAGTAGTTACAGGTAATTTAGATACAAGACAAACAAGTGCATTTATTGTCGGAAACAGTTATATATCTTCCATAGCATTAAGTCCTGATGGATCCATGCTTGCATCTGGAAATTATAACGGTGGCGTAAAATTATATGGAACTGGTGCAGGAAATCTAATTAGACAAATTCAAGACCCAGAAACAATCACGATAATAAACTGCGTTAGGTGGTCACCAAATGGACAATTTTTGGCTTATAGTGATGGCGAAGGAAAAATAGTGGTTTTAAACAGAAACTTAGAGATTGTAAAAACGATACAAAGTAATGCGCAAGAAGATCCAACGCATACTATTGATTGGAATCGCGCAGGTGATGCGCTTGTGAGTGGAGATGCGTTAGGAGATGTTAAGGTCTGGAATAATGTTACAAATTTGAATGCTGACCAAGCTTCAATTACTATGCGTATAAGTGAAATGAATGATGAACATCCAAATGCCGAAGAAAATATTGGCCCCGTCATAAGTGTTGCTTGGTGTCCAACGCAAGAAATAATTTTAAGTTGTGCATTTGGGGAAGATGTGGATACCAATTTATTTCAGTATTGGGAGGTTCATAATCCAGACGGAACTGTCTCTGGAGAAGAGTTGGAATACACTGAAGACGAACCATATAATGCAAGAGAAATGGTGTGGAATCACGATGGGACTCACATGGCACAGGCATGCAGTGATGGAAGAGTTCGTGTAGAAAGATATGATTATGACGATTTTGATGCTCATAGTATTGAAACGTTGCCAGGCACATCAAATGATGGTGCATCATCAGTTGCATGGAGCGCAAACGGTAGATTTATTGTCGCGGGGTTTTTTGATAATACTGCGCGCGTATGGGAGTGGCCTTCTAAGCGATTAGTTTCTATTTTAAGAGGTCATGCAGATTCAATAACAACAGTAGCAATTAGTGCTGATGGTTCAACAATTTTTACTGGATCACTTGATCGTACAATAAGAAAATGGACAAAAGGTGGTCGTACCTACACAGGAAAAGAACTTAAAATAGGAAATAAAAATAAAGGCAAACTTGATTTTGAGCAAGACAACCGCAACTCCAAGTACACACCAATGCCCAAAAGCAAGATAGATTATACAACTTTGTTAATGTCTGCTGCGCCAACATTGGAGACACAATATCGTGCCACAATAGCCGCAAGAGGTCTTAATAAAAAGCGCACGCATAAGAAGAGGCATGTAAAGGCAAAGAAACATCATACAAAAACTCGTCATACAAGATCAAAACCTGGCAAGGGAAAAGGTAAAAATAAAACCAAGAAACACAATCGCCGCCGCTGAGCGTCTTTAAACCATTTTTGCGATTTATTATTATGTCTGGTCTTTAAGCCCTTTTTGCGATTTATTATTATTTCTGGTCTTTAAGCCCTTTTTGCGATTTATTATTATGTCTGGTCTTTAAGCCCTTTTTGCGATTTATTATTTGCAACACGACAAATAATAAATGATGATATTTACGTTGAAATAGATATAAAAAAATGGCAAAATATATTTGTATGAAGTACTCTTTGTTTTTTGCAGTGGTTCAACTTCTTATATTTCCCGTAAACTCGCTCAAATCTGTTAGGCCATTAGTGACCAAGTCTTCTCTTTCACCTTTAACGGAACCTGTTGAGACAAAAAAGGAAGAAATTAAATATACCAGTGATATGAAAATTGACAAGACAAATGTTTTAACATTAATGAAAGATATTGATAATAAAAATGTGGATGAGGTTTTTTATACAGATGATTATAAGAATTTGTATTTTAGAGAGTTGGAACCAATCGCGGGTAGTCCCTTTAAACAAGTGGAAACTAATCCTCTTATTACCAATCGCATTTTAACCATGACTGATAAAAATGATGTCAAGACTTACATAATGGAAATGCCTACAAATCCTATTGTGCAAGGGTTTAATACTATTTTGGGCGCAGGGGAATCGCTTATTGGACCATTTATTGTTTTTGCAGTGATTAGATCCATTCTAATTATGCAAAGCATGCAAAATGGCCCAATGGGTGGTGGCTCCAATCCTTTTCTTCCTGGAGGTAAAAAGTCAAAGACGGAGATGACGAAGCTTACCGTGGAGAATTCCAATATTACTTTGTCTAGTTGGGCTGGTAGTCCAGAGATATTTGAAGAGTGCACGGAGATCGTATCCTATCTTAAAAATGCCACAATATATGAGAATGCTGGCGCTGAGATTCCCAAGGGAATTTTGCTGGAGGGGCCTCCAGGAACAGGTAAAACTTTATTGGCAAAGGCGATTGCTAGCGAAACGGAAGCTAATTTTATCTCAGCGTCTGCAAGTGAATTCATTGAGCTTTTTGTGGGCATGGGTGCCGCACGAATTCGCGGTTTGTTTAATGAAGCAAGAGAAAATGCCCCATGCATCATTTTTATTGACGAGATTGACTCCATTGGCCGTCAAAGAGGCGCAGGAATAAATATGGGTAATGATGAGAGAGAACAAACACTAAATCAGTTATTGGCCGAAATGGACGGATTTACGCAGAATACTGGCGTCCTTGTTATCGCTGCCACGAATAGAAGAGACGTTCTTGATTCGGCCCTTTTGCGCCCCGGTAGATTTGATCGTATTGTCAATGTCCCTTTGCCCGATAAAAATTCTAGGCGCTCCATTTTGCAGGTCCATATGAAGAACAAGAAGATGGAAGATAATATTAACATTGACTTTTTGGCGGAAATTACCAGCGGTTTTTCTGGAGCAGAATTGAAGAACCTTGTAAATGAAGCAGCCATCTTTGCGGCCAGGGTTGGTGAAACTGTCATTACGCAGAAAAACTTGGAGGATGCGTTGGAGAAATTGGTGGTCGGTATTATCAAGAAGACGGACACTAGACCAGAAGATGCGCTGGAGCGTGTGGCTCTTCACGAGTTAGGTCACGCAATTGCTGCACACAAATTCAGCGAGTATTTTGTTTTAAAGAAGGTGACAATTGAGAGCACTTATAGTGGAGCAGGGGGTTACACCCTTTTCAATGAGTTGCCAGATATAAGTGAAGGTGGTATGTATACAAAGGATCTATTAAAGAAGAGAATTGTGATTGCTTTGGCAGGAAAGGCAGCTGAACTCGTTTTTTACGGTGACAAACATGTATCATTGGGTGCTATCCAGGATCTAAAGCAGGCAAATGAAATTGCGCAACAAATGATTGGCAATTATGGTATGGGCAATGAACTAGAGGTCTTTTATAATGAGAACGTAGATGCAGGAAGAAACCCATTCTTGGGAAAAACAATGGGATCTGGTTCAAAGTACTCGGAGAAGACAAAGGAGAAGTTTGACAAAGAGGCACTTGAGATTCTTAATGAGGCGTTTAAGGAGGCGATTGATATTATCACCTCGGAGAAATCAAATATAGAACTTATAAAAAATGTTTTGCTTGAAATGAAATCAATTAAAGGAGACTACTTTAACGACCTAATTAAGAGTTACCGCGGTTAAAGTGTAACAAGTGATTTGCTACACATTGCAAGTGTAACCACAACAAAAATATTTAGTAATAGCAATTTTAGCTTAAAAATTTAATAGCAGGTATAAGTATATTACAATGAACATTGTAAGAACGATTTTACTATGTTTATTATCATTAACTTCAAACACAGGGTTTATTTTGCGAGGTATTTTTAGAACTTACAGGAATCATAATATTAATAAAAATATTAATATAAATAGCGATTCTTTTATAGAAACAAGACAGCCTGCCGCAGTAGCACTCCAAACGGTAGAAGAGGCAGAAAACAAATACAATTTGAACTGGTATGTTATTGGTGAAGCTAAAAGGATGAAGAATAATGTTCTCAACCGAATAACTGTTTGGAACCGTGATTATGTATTTTGGAAGAACAATAATAATTATTATGCAATGGACGACGATTGTAGTCATAAAGGTGCATCATTATCGCGAGGCAAGTTGGTAAATAATAATGTAATGTGTCCTTATCACGGATATGAGTTTAATACCAATGGAGTCTTGTGCAAAGTACCTGGTCTTAATTTTACGAATACACCGTGTCAAAACCAGAACACGTATAATATTGTTGAGAAAAATGGATGGATCTACATGAATACGGTAAGCAACGTATTATATTCGCCTCGTAACATAAGCATTTTTGAAGAAGATGAAGCTAGAAATAGTTCATTATCGCGCATTTTTATTAATATGCCATTTAAGGCTTATGGTCGCGTTTTAACCGAGAACTCTCTGGATGTTATGCATATTGGATTTGTTCACACGTTTGGGAATAAGCAGAGTCCAAGCCCCACTAAAGAAGTTCCGCCATATTTGGTTGGAGATTATCCTTATCATTATAAGACCGAGTACGATTATACGTCGGGCAAAGATTCCATAGCCAAAAAAGTTTTTGGATTCAAACAGCTCAAGATTGAGAATGAGTTTGCATTGCCTCATACAACAATTGCTCGTGTTAAATTTGGCGAATTCTTCAGCACCATAGTGACATTTGCTTCGCCAATAAATGTAACGCATTCAACCCTGTTTGTTAAGACATATAGGAATTTTTGGAATTCAAAAGAGTGTGACACTTTTTCAAAATTATATAATTGGATTGGTGATCGTGTAACAACCGAAATGATGATTGCCACTGTTTTACAGGATAAGGCAATTATTGAAAACATAAAGCTTCAGCACTCAGATGGAAAATTCAATATGAAGTTTGACAAGCTACAAAATGTCTATAAAACACTGTATAAAAAATTGGTGCATAATTTAACGGTTACAAAAGAATAAAAGATTGTAATAATTTTAATATCAAGTTAAAATTATTATACTGTTATAAATTTTACTGTATTATTTTTATTATCTTAAATGCTATTGTCTGTAACATAAGCCCAGTAAGCATCAAATGTTGGTTGAAATGCGGCATAACCAACGCCAGATGCTCCATATCCTAAAACTGATGGCCTTTGTTTAGCCACAAATTCTTTTACATATTCTACTTTTTGTCCTTCATAGGAGGCTTCATCGGCTTCTTTTGAAATGTTTTGATGATAATATTTTATGAGATAACATACAACAAGAGAAGGTGCGCGCTGATATCCCCAGTTATCATGTATTAAAACATTGCCTCCACCTTCAATGCATGTTTGTATTCTATCTAATATATTACACTCATCGCTAGCAGAAACCATCGTAAGAAAACGGTGATTCTCTACATCTAAATCATCATCGCCTTCCTTTTCTAAATCTTCATTATCCGTTGGGTCTACGCCTTCATAACCTAATATTGTCGTTATTTTTGCACGATTTTTAAAATCAACAGTTTCGCAGGGATAATCTTCTTCATCTGGTATTAGTGGTGGATTAGAACCCATAGAAACATCAACAATTAAGTCAAATTGAGACCAATGAGCTGATCTTTGGCATCTACAGTTCTTATTGTTTGTTGAGCAACATATTGCAAAATGTGAACCAAAGTAAAGATTTCTGGGGAATACCTCCATTAGCCAAATTGACCCTTTATTATTACCAGGTTCAGTTACTTTTATAGATTTAAGATCTCGGTCTGCTTCAAAATCTTTTCCGGAGTTAGGCATTAATAAATATACTAAAGAAAAAAATATATGCAAAAAAAAAATTTTTATAAAGATAATAAAACAAAAGATATGTAGTTCGGTATATTTTTTATTTATGCAAGATCTACTTCTTGGCGCTTGAGCAGTTGGTAACGACGCCACATTTCACCCGCCTTAAAGTCTCCCACTTCATTGAGTACGTCGTCAAACGTCTCATAATCGTAGAAGAGGATGCGGATTCCCCAGTCATCGCCTTGACCATAGGTGCGAGTGGACATTTCTTCGTATTTTTCTCGCGTAATGTCTAGTTCCATATAGAAGAGATGGATCGCCTCGTCGCAACCTCCTGGACTGGGCCATGCCTTTTTTCCTGGGAGGCGCTTAAGGCGCGAATCAGTCTCTCCAATTTTAATACCGAATTCCTCTTCTAGTTCCTTAACTACTGGACCGCGAAATTCTCGCGTGCTTGCATCCAGCATTCCAGCCATAGCTTCAATTCTACGACCGCCACTTGCCAAGCGGATCTGCTCAGTCATTGGAACCAGACGTTTTTTGACTCCATCAATTTCTGCGGTGCAGATGACGAGACATGCCACGCAACCACCACGTCCAAACACGATGTTGCTAGCAATTTTTTCTTTGGTAACAGAATCATATGCATCGCAGTGCCCCTTGAAGAAACCGAGCTTCTCTGGTGCAACGGGACCGAAGAAATTGACATCCGTCAAGGTAAATGATCGCAGATCAATGTCGCCCTGTTCCTTTACCTGATCAACCCAGTCGCGCCACTTGGGCGAAAGCTTCGTTGCCTCCAAATATTCCTCCAAATATGGGTGACCAGCCTTGAGTTCAACACCCGAATACTCGTGGTAAACCGTTGCCACATAATCTCTGGTGAAAATTGACATTGCCATTTTTGCGCTTCTTTGAAGAACTGTGTAAATACGAGTGAGTACCTATATTAGGTTTTCAAAAAAGCATTTCAATTTTAAATGTATTTGAAATCCTAGGTATACAAAATAATATATATACCAGACATATTATTTATTATTTTTATTAGCAAATTTCTTTCTTCAAGACGGCAATCAAACCATCATAGTTGGGCTCCTCGTCAAATCGCAATCCTCTGCAGTACTTTAATAAACGTTCAATAATTGTACCTTTCACCTGAATCAACTCGCGTTTATATTCAATAACTCTTTCTTCCCTTTCCGCCACTTCCTCTTTCAAAAAGTTTGGTATAAGGAGATACGCCATAATGTAAATAACTGATTCAAGATCGTCCCTTCTAGAAGGCTCGTGTCCAAGATGGACGTTTAAACTTACAAAAAATAAACTACCTATTAATGTTTTCCCCGTTTTTTCAGGAATATGCGATCCATTTGCAGTCCAATAACTGCGACAAAGACCAAAGTCAACGAGATGTAAAATATGTGATTTTGAAATAGTAGCTCCGTGGCCAAATAAAAAATTATCAGGTTTAATATCCCTGTGCAAAAGCCCCACACTATGAATGGCCTTTATTCGTTCAATCATTTGTATCCCCAGTTTTGCAACTACCCCTATATCCAGGTCCCCTGCTTCTTTCTTGAAGGAAGAAAGAGATGGACCAAGGTAATCTATTACCATGTAAAAATCTTCAGCATTTGCACCGTACCATTTTATGCGAGGAAATCCTGGTTCTTTTGCCAATAATAAATAAGCCTTGGTTTCATTTTTAAGTAATTTAATATTTAATAAAAGCGGCTCCACTTTAATAGCTACTTGTTCCTTTGTTCGCACATTTTCTCCTGAAAAAACCTTTCCAAATGTTCCTTCACCAATTTTCTGCAAGATTCTGTATTTATTTCCTAATAACTGTGACGCATTTTTAGACATTAACTATTGTATATTATCTTTTATACTATACAATATTTGCTAGATTTTATATGTTTTTATTTATTTTAATGATTTAGGTATAGCAGTAGATAAATAAAATTATAATACTTTCAATACTTATAATGGAAGAAAATACTTTTTTTCGTAAAGCCACAATGGAGGATTTTCTTGATGATGGCGAAACAATAAATCAAAGTCAAAGTCAAAATAACAAGTATAATAAAAATCATTCCAATAATGATAATAATGTGCAGAAAAATCAACAGGAATTTGGTCATAAAAAAAGGATAAAACCCTGACGTACAGGAGCAAAAAGCCAACAGCAAATTGCTCCCAAGGGTCATAAAAAGGGATTTCGTGGTTAAATGTTAAATGTTTTGTCTATTTTGTAATATGTGAATGACGCAAATAATTAATTAATTGCCGATAACATATTATACAATAATACAAAATCAACGTTTTTTCTTATTTTTTTGTTTTCTTATTCTTGCGTTTATTTTTTTTATTGATAGTGCGAGTTTTATGTTTCCTTCGCACAGAGCGTCTTTTTTTTGCCCCTCCTGGCATTATTTCTTGAGTCAGCATCTCTGCCTCTTTTTTTATTACTTGATATTATTTGATAAACTTATATTGTACAAATATTATTATTTTAAACAATATAGATATAAAATGATAATATATAGTAATACCCCGTGTTAAAATGGTCAAAATCTGTTCAACCTCCTATCTAAAGAAAGATGAAGAAATATATCAAGAACACTTTGATATGTTTCCTTTTCCGCTTAGTCCCTTTCAAAAACATTCTATAGAAGCAATTGTTACTGGGAATCATATTCTTGTTACCGCGCATACAGGATCTGGTAAAACCTTGCCGGCAGAATTTGCAATTGAGTATTTTGTCAAGCGCAAGGGAGATAAAAGACGGCGCGTCATTTATACGTCTCCTATTAAGGCTCTAAGTAACCAAAAGTTCTATGAATTCACAAAGAAATTTCCCGACATTAGCTTTGGTATTTTAACTGGCGATTTGAAGGCCAATCCAGATGCAGATGTACTTATTATGACGACGGAGATCCTGCAAAACACATTGTATAGAAGAAAGAATCCTACAACAACCACAACCTCACTGCAAAACGCAGGTAAATCCCTGTTGGCTTTTGACATGGACATTGAGAATGAACTAGCGTGCGTTATTTTTGACGAGGTCCACTATATTAATGACCAAGACAGAGGAAAAGTTTGGGAAGAGACAATCATGATGCTTCCGCTACAAGTACAGATGGTAATGTTGAGTGCGACAATTGATTCTCCGGAAAAATTCGCATTGTGGTGCGAGAATCGCGACAAAACGGATGACAAGAAGACGGTTTTTCTTGCATCAACATACGAGCGCGTCGTCCCACTTACGCATTATTCTTTCATCACATCAAATTCAGCCATATTTAAGATTCTAAAGGATAAAGAAAAGGAGCAAGAGGTCAAAAACGTAACTAATAAATTGATCACAATCCAAACTGCTGGTGGGAAGTTTGAAGAGGAGAACTTCCAACGGGTGAAGAAGACCCTGAAGCTGATGGAGACAAAGAATGTTTACGTGAAGCGTCAACACGTCTTGAACAATGTCTGCAAGCACATGGTTGAAAACGAAATGCTCCCTGCACTCTGTTTCGTATTTTCTAGAAAGGCGCTTGAAGTGTGCGCAAATGAGATTACTGTTCCTCTTCTAGAATTTGACTCCAAAGTTGGATATACTGTGAAGCGTGAATGCGAACAAATTATCAGGAAGCTCCCCAATTATCAGGAGTATTTGGAATTGCCAGAGTACCACAATATGGTCGCCCTTTTGGAAAAAGGTATTGCCATCCATCACGCGGGAGTAATGCCCGTTCTAAGAGAGATGGTGGAGCTCCTTTATGCCAAGGGCTACATTAAACTCCTTTTTGCTACCGAAACCTTTGCAGTGGGGATTAATATGCCTACTAAAACGGTTTTATTCACGGATATTAACAAGTTTGATGGAAGTGGTATGAGAATGTTGCATTCGCATGAATATACGCAACAGGCTGGCAGAGCTGGAAGACGGGGCATTGACACCGTGGGACACGTTATCCATTTGACTAATCTTTTCAAGAATACTGATACTATGGAGTTTAGGCAGATGATGGGAGGAAAACCTCAAACCCTTGTTTCAAAGTTCAAGATCTCTTTCAACCTTATTTTGAATCTATTGGATGCAGGTGACAGCGATTTTGCAAGATTTGCAAACAATAGTATGATCCAAGATAGCATTCTGTCTGAGATGTCTGTAACTTATAAGAAAATTACTGAAATATCCACTGAGATTGAGGTCTTGAATAACAGTCTAGATCATTGTAGAACCCCACGCCAAATTGTCCAAGAATACATTGATATTTCTGAGAAGCACGTTCACGCAGCAAATAAAAAGCGCAAAGACATTGATCGCAGAATGCAAGAAATTCAATCAAATCACAAGTTTTTGGAGCAGGATAAACAAACACTTATAAAATACAATGCAAAATGTGACGAAATGGCACGACTCAGTGATCGTCTAGATGATACGAATAAGTTTATTGCAGAAAATGTGGACAAAGTTACAGATATTCTAATAAGTAAACGATTCCTTGAGAAACCTCTCGTGGATGAATCAACTAATAAACCAATTCATAAGCTAACCATAAAGGGGACAATTGCTTCTCATATTAGAGAAATGCATTGTCTTGTTATGGCAGAATTGGTGGATAAAAATGAACTTCAATCCCTCACAGCTCAAGAGTTGGTTTCACTATTTAGTTGTTTCACAAATGTGACAGTGCCAGAAGATCTCTCATGTATTGTTCCAAATGCACCCACTCAACAAATTAGAGATCTAGTTTTAAAATGCAGGACAATGTACAATGAGTATCTAGATTTGGAAACAGAGAAACAAATAAATACTGGAACGGATTACAATATTCATTTTGAGCTGTTAAGATATGTGTATGATTGGACTATGGCTGAATCGGCGCAAGAGTGCAAGTTGGTTCTGCAGACTCTGTCACAGGATAAAGAGGTATTTTTGGGAGAGTTTGTAAAGGCTCTGTTGAAGATAAATAATATATCAAGCGAACTAGAAAAGGTCGCTGAATATATTGGAAATATAGAACTGTTGCATAAGTTGCGAAAAATTCCTCAACTTACATTAAAATATGTTGCAACAAATCAGTCGTTGTATGTGTAAAATCATAAAACATCTTCAATTCTCGGTTATAAATATGTGCATTTATTTTGTAAATTTGCATATTTACACGTCATTCCAGAAGGATTTATGAAATACTTATTTACGCCTTTGTTATTGATAAACCATGCAGTTGAAAGGTGCAAAGGTTTAAAACTTTAATTGCATGGGTGGTTGAGATGGGCCTCAGCCTCCTTTTCTTTTTGTTGAGGCGCGACCAGGCGAACCTGTTAAAGGAGATAAACTTAATAACTCTTCCAACTCTCTTAAGGAGGTTCTTCTTTTTGTTGAGGAAGAAGGAGGAGATTCTAAGTTTTGAAAGGGAGAAGATGACGTAGTTTTAGATGGACTAGAAACATAAAGAGATCCTCTTTTACCAATGGAACCTGTTTCAGTTAAACTTAAAACCTCATCATAAGGTTTATTGGAAACTTTTCTGCCTTTTCTAGAACTCTTTCTTCTGCTACTGCCTCTTGGACTGCTTGTTGTCCTTCTTTTTCTTCCTTTATTAAATTCAACCATCTCAATTCCTTTTGAAGAGCTGGTCTTGCTACTTGTTCTGTTGCTGCTTTTTCTAGTAGTCCTTCCTTTCGGCATTCGCGTTAAAGAATTTAATGCAACCAATTCAATCCCTTCTCCACTAGAATTTTTTTTTCTCCCAAGAAAATTCATTTTAGGCATTTGCATGGGCATTTGCATAGGCATTTGCATGGGTATATGCATGGGCATATGGGCTGGACCTCTCCTTAAAGCTCTAGAACTTGTTCTTGAACTGCTAGATTTTTTCACGTTTTTACCAGTATTTTTATTATAAGTAACAATTAAATTTTCAATCACAATTTTAAGAAGAGCCTCATTTCCAGATTCAACTCTTAATACTTCATAATCAATATCTCCATTTGGTTTCTTTATAGCCGCATCAATTGCATTTCTAAGCATTGCATTTTTTGGAACCTTTCCAAAAAAATACGCATAAAGTTTTTGATCTTTTTTGTTATGCAAAGTCTCGCCTACTTTTGCCATGTATGAAATAAGTATTTGATCTTTGTTTGCTAAACTCATTATAATATATAATGTAAATATTATTTATATTTATAAAATAATATCTACTCGTCAACCCAACTATCCAACTACCCAACTACCCAACTACCCAACTAGTTGCAAGCGTATCTTCTTTTTAAAATTATCCTCGTCATTAAAAACGTATAATTTGAATTTTCTCTTTTCAAAATTTGCCAGATCATCGCGCATAGTTATCCGCGACACAAGTTTCAGTTCAGGTAGATATACAATAAACTGAAAAAGAAAATCACTCCTTACTAACTTATCAAATGTAAACCCGTCGTACTCTTTTTCAATAATATCAGGATTATTTGTACATAGTTCAAGAAGAGAACAGGTGCATTGCACTTTTCTTATAGCTCGCATAGTCATGTTTATATAGTCTAGATCCTTTGCCCACTTTTCATAAAATTCTTCGGCTCTAATTGACAGTTTGAGCATATTATTATTTTTTTGAAAATTTATAATATTCAAAAGGTCAACTAGACGACGAATGGGTGAGGTAATATGAATATACGAATCTAGTTCAAGAAGATCATGACGAACCTCGCCAAATTGCTCAGCATGTCGCAAATCAATATATTTTCCAGAAGAACTATTCCAAATTTTAATAAATTTTTCCACATCTTCCGGCATATTTGCAGGAACACTTCCACTTGGTTTACCAATTAGAGTGGATCTAAAGATTCCATTATTGTGCTTCATCATGTCTTTTGCGCAATGATAATTCATCAAGATCATCATGTAACATACGAGCTCGTGGCTATTGCGCACATTACTAATATAACGATATTTCTTTGTCAATGGTTTTATAGACTCCATAAGATGGTTGTACTCGGCATTTTTAAGCAGTTCAGGCTCTTCATAGATGAAATTTTTAAATACGCGAATCAAACAATTAGAATAAGAAATGTCAAGGATTTCTTCTTGAATAGGATCTACAGTAATGTCCATAACAAATGCTATTCTCGTGTGATTTGATTGCAAACTGCACAAGCAATCACTCAATATAGTTGGCAACATGGGACGCTTTCTATCGGGCAGATAAATTGTGCTAATCCTCCGAGAAAAAGAATCCCATAGATTCAATACATCAATCCAAATTGTCACATTAGAAATGTAAATGCTTACAAGTTTATTGCCATTCTCTAAAGACCGGATGCTAAACCCATCATCAAAATCGCAGCATTTTGGCGGATCAATTGTAAATATTCTCCATTCTTTTTGATCCGTTCTATCTTGTATTTCAGGATGAGACTTGCAGATATTTTCAATAAAATAATCATGCGAGTTAGTTCGCAAAGCCTTACTAGCATCTCGCGTAAATTTTTGTATAGATGCATTAAGGCTTTTGCAGTACAACTGATACTCATAGTAATTGTCCAAAACATCTACCTGACCGATGTTTTGGCTAATAGTTGCATGAGGGTGTTTATCAGTCCATTCATTAAAACGAATCGTAACGTATAGGTTTGGAAAAACTTTTGAGAATCCTACGTGTTTAATTTCGTAAGGAACCAAAAAAACTGGAAGGCGCATATCATCTGGGACACATTTATAAAGCAATTTGCCATTCTTTCTACCGTACGTTTTATTGTTTTGCAATACCAAAACTGCAGGTATTGATTCCATCAAACGCGCGGAAGAATGAATGATTTCAAGCTTATTTTGCCCACGATCATTATTATACGTAAATACATCATTGGTCAACAATTTATGTTCTACTGGGTTAAATCCAGGCAATAAAACTTGTTGCATTGTGGACGAATTAAATGCAGTCCAAGATGTGTATGCTCTATCATCAATGTTGATTTTGAGCAGGGTCATACAGTTCTAAAATGTAGATAGATATAATATATTATATTAGGTTGTCTTTAACCTGATATAATATAGTTCAAAATCCAAAAGTATTATCATAAAAATTACTTCAACTTATATAATTTAACCATACATGGCGCGCATTTCTGCATAAGTGAGATTTTCTCCAGTTTTTTTCTTAAACTCTTTAAACCCATTCTCCATAATAGCTGTCAAACTGTCAATAGTAAGTGTATTTGTTGATTGAAGTTCTGCCAACTTTTTCTCTCCTTCAGCTTCCAACTTTTTCATAACTGCATTCTTTTCTTTTGCGCTGATACCACTAGAACTAGTATCTATATTATTATTGATTTGAACGGGCTTTTCTTGTAAAGACATATTTTTCCGTATATTATACTTTTCAATAGTTTTAAGTAATTTTGAAAAAGTATTTATCAATTCGCTTATTTGCACATGTATATATTTTACAAAATGCGCAAAAACAGTTATTTCTTATTTCTTGTAGACAAAAATTGGTTGATTTTGCCAATTACTTCCTGTAAAATTTAATTTGTCATCAAATGTTTTGTAATTTACACTTCCAATAAAAGTATTAAACAGGCTAAATAATTTATTTATTCTTTTTTCATTAAATATTCTATGGTAGTTTCCTTGAATAACTCCATTACCTATTGGAATACCGCATATGAAATACCCGTCGTCATTTAACATAGTATAAGCTTCTGTGCAAGCATCAATATCTCCGTTTGGATTTATAGGATCGCCATATCTACCTAAACCGTCGTGTTCCAATGATGAAAATGATACAATAACATCATATTTCATTTCTTTTTTATAATTATCCATAGATAGAGTATTAATTTTATAATTGCATTCGGGAGTTATATAATCCAATGTAGTTACGCTTTCTGCATTAAAATGCAATAATAAACATTCAACCCAAGGAGATATAGATCCCAATACTAAACATTTTTTTCCAGATACATTAACAAAAGTATTAAATACCTTAACAAATTGCAAAGAAGCATCCGGATAATCATTTGGTGATAATTTTTTATAGTTTAAATTATTGCAAAGGTCCAACATTTCGTCTATCATTTTATTAGACCATTTCAATTCAAAATTATTATTAATATATTTCATATATTTTTTACAAACTTCAGGTATTTGGTTGTAACTATTTGTATTAACACCATTTATAAATGCATTTATATTTATAATTTTTAAATCTTCCTTAAATTTATTTAATAAACACGCATTCAGTTTATTCAATGGAATAGGTGTATTTACATTATATTTTTTCCTGATGCATATATTATTTTTGTAAAATTCATTAATATCCATTCCTGAGTTTTCAAATTTATTTTTATAATAATTTGATTTATCATATTCAGTTTTATATTTTATAAAATAACCTAATTTATTTGAATAAATGCCTTTTTGCCATCTTGTTGTTCCATTCAAATTTCTTACAGAATACATAACATACGGAAACTCTTTTACAAGATGCAATACATTATTTTGTTGCAAATTAAATTTTATTACCTTTTCTAAGTTCCATTGGTTATAATTTTTCATTTTAATAAAATACTCATTTGACCTAAGAACAAAATTATTAAATATATTTAAATATGATTCAATATTTTTTTTGGATAAAACGACATGTCTATCTGTGTAGCCACCATAATTTTCACAATCTGGTATCCATATACAATTTTCATTCATAAGTTCAATTTTGGGATGCGGCAATTGATATATAAAATCGCTTCTGGTTATAATAAATCTATCATATTTGTTTATTAAATTGTTGTCTATTAAATTTTTTAATAAAAACCATCTAAAAAATATTAGTATTCCTGCAGAACCAGGATGTTGATTATGAGGATCTTTTACTCCTCCCAAAAATTGATTTTTAATTTTTAAAAATTCTCGCCAATATAAGGATTTTTTATAGGTAACTACATTTTTTTGAAAAACTAAATTGGAATTTTTACTATTTTTAATGCCATAAATTTGGTTTTTCCATAAACTATTTTGAAAATCCTTTGTATGTATTATAATTTCATCATCATTAAAGTTATCAAAATTAGTAAAGGTTTCATCATCCCCATAATAACTAATATTATTTGTAGATTGTTTTGGGGTTGAGATTTTTCCATGCAGGGCATTAGTATTTTTTAAACATTCGTATTTGGGTTTATTAAAAGATATTATATTATACGCATATTCAAACGCATCTCCAAAGTCATCTGGTTCATTATAAGTAAATTTATATTTTGCTAATTTATACAATGGATTATTATAATCATAATCTGGTTTAACTCCAATGCATAAACACAAATCAGCATTTAATTCGTCTATTACATTTTTTTTAAAATTATCATATGTAAGTTCATTCGCTCGTGTTTCGCTTAAAACTATTACAAGAGTTTTTGACATAATATATAATATTAGTATATTAAAAATATATTACAAGAATTGTTTTGTATCCTTACACGTTTTAACGGTATAAATAGTATAATCGTGAAAATTACATAGACGGATATATTAGTGGATTTTATGTAAGTGTTGTACTAGATGCTTTATACGATTGAATTTCATTTGCAATCTCTCTATGAACGTCTACACTTGCTATATGGCTTGAAGGTTCGGGGACAATATCATTTATATTTGTACTCATTTTTTTGGCATCTATATTGGAATGATTTATTTGCACCAGGTCTGTATCTATTTGTTCTTCCTCTGTGCCTTCTTCCATCTTTTCAGTATTCAGCGTTTTAATATCCGCAGTTTTTGCAATGTTCCTTTTTACATTTTGAATCTGCAATGCATACATGAAAATATGAGGCAATATAGCGATATTATTCATATATGTACGATATTTTAGAACAGATACGCTTGAATTTTTCTGGAATTTAAAAGTGTGCCACCAATAGGCTGGGATATAGAGACACTTGCCAGGAGTTAGAACAACCTCCAAGCATTTAATTTTGTCAAAATCGGCACTGTATTTTGGTTGCACATGCCATGGGTTAACTGGTGTTTTGAATTCAAAATTCTCATAGTCATTTGCCGGATATAAATATTTAGTGCTCTTTGGTGGCGCAAGTTTGACCTTGACGGATCCCTGAGTTACTATAAAGTAATTACGATAATTTAATTCATACCGAAATGGTGTGGTTGTGCCGTTAGAACCAAACATAACATCGTATTTGCAATTGGATACTAGAGAAGGTCTCAAGTATTCGTCATTGTATTGAAAGTTCTTATAGACTCCCGTTTCTTGTAAAAAATCTGCGTTATTCTCGCTAAAATATGTGGCATCCTTATCTTCATCCAATAGTTTTGCTGTCATGTGGAGAGGAAGTGGCATGTAAAGTTCTGTGTCTGGAGTCACCTCTTCCTTTATATTGCGGATCTTCACGTCAAAAACGGGATAGTGTTCCAGAATATAATCTTTAGAGGTTGTTTGTATCAATTTATCATCTTCAATGTCAAATATTACTGGTTGCCTTAAGTCACAGATTTCTTCCTTTTTATCCTTGGACGCTTGCTCAATTTCATAGACTTCTAAATCGTCGCTTGTTTTTAAATGAAATTGGATATGCAGATATAGGAATAAAACAAGGCAAAAAATGAATAAGCCTATTATTATTTTCAACATGAGTCTTACATAAAAATAATAATAAATTTTGGCAGTTTTTACTAATGCCCACAATACTATTCTTTATTTAGTAGTTGTTTGAGTAGTAGTTGTTGGACTAGTTGTTGGGTTAGGTATAGATGTTGTAACAGCTGTAGTAGTTGTTGCAAGTGGTTTTACTGCCACCGGGCAATTTTTCATATAGTCTCTGGTGCAGGTAGGATCATTATCCATAATATTATCAGGATCATCGTCAGGATCCACGCATGTACCACTGCACCAATAGCAAACTCCCGCTGAATGTTGTGCGCATGTTTTGCAATCTTTTATACTACTACAAGCATTAGTAGATGTCATACCTTCAGTAAACATTTTCTTATTGCGAAAAAAATATACAATAGCCAATAAAATTAATGCTGCAAAAACAAAAAAAACCAATCTATTCTTCTTGATAAAAGTAGCAAACTTTGATTTCATATATAATATGAAAACAAATTTTATTATTTTATTCTATATCTTAGGAGCTAAATAAAACGTAACGTAGCTTTCATTTCCTAAATCGTATTTTATTCTCATTGGATAAGATGCACTAATGGAAAATGACATTTCTCCTGCCAACTTTGTAGTGGCGCACATTTTGTGAATGTAGCTGATGCTATAGGCTAGCTCAACCGTTTCACCTTCATTTATGCCGTACTCGGCGAGGTCATCAATGGGAATATTAACCAACATTTTACCTAAAACCCCAGATGAGATCAAATCAATAGTTTCTTCTGTGCATTTAATTTCCATTGTATCTCCAAAGAGCGTTAATTGTGAAATGATCTCACAAATCTTCTTTGAATTTACTGTAAATTCCGCATCATATTCTACATCAGGAATGTGCAAGAGATCCATCTCCACATCAACCAAAGGCATGTGAAAATGTCTATTAAATTCACCCTTGATATTTTTTTCATTAATGAAGTCAATGCAAAGTGCATCATCCTCGTTTTCATGATGAACAATCATAGTGTTACTATCCTGATTAATAGATAAAATTGTGGAAAAGGAATTTACATCAATACACAATTCTTGTTTATCTTCGTCGTCTAATTCGTATGAGGCGAACCAAGAAGCCACAATTTTAATATCAAATAGGCAAACATGTGACTTGTCCATACCTTGAATGTATATGTAATCTGGATTAAAGATGAGTTTTATTGCATTTGTGCATCCTTTCAAAAGCTGAAAGAGCGCAATAAATGTATCCTTTTTTGGCTTCTCACTTATTGAAAATTTCATTGCTCTATCTTACTTTATACAAGTGTTGCAAGATTTAATACGTTTCATTTATAAATTATAATTTTTGTCATATAATTATCATAACAATATAAAGCTTATTAACAATAATAAATACCAAAATGATTAGACTACTATTAAGCTATGGAAATGATGAATATCTACCAGTATTACTTGGTTATGGTCATAATTTAAAAGAAGAGAATATATGCGAAGGAGAATTGACAGAACTAGAAAAATATGATCTTACAACTAAATATAAAATACAATCAGTCTATAAAAGTAAAGAATTAAACATATTTTTAACATATTCCAAAAAAGAATTAATAGATTGTCATATTATGTTGGATGATGTTAAAATACCTATAATAGATTATAGAAGATATTGCTCTTTGCAAATAGGAAAATTTTGTTACGATGATATCCACGTTTTTCGTTTAAATAATAGTATAATAGTATAATGTAAATGCAGTAAATATTTTTATTTTGACAATTAAATTTGAAATGAACAAATATTTTTGCAAGATATATACTTTAAAACCTAATAAAGAATATGATAATATTATACCATAATGAAGTTATTTAAATTATATACATTTACTACATTGTTTTCAATCGGTCGTTCATCATTAATGCCAACAAAAAAAATATGTAAAGACTGTAGACATTTTATTGGAGATAATATAGAGTGTAGAAAGTTTGGCGATACAAATATAATAACAGGAAAAGTAACATATGATTCTGCGCGATCTGCAAGACAAGATGTAAAAAAGTGCGGAGAAGATGCGATCCACTTTGAAGAGAATCATTTTAAAATAATTACAGTTCCTTACTATTTTTTTAAGAATAATTTGTTGTTATTTTTACCAACTGGATTTTTCAGTTTTTATTTTTATTTATTATTTTCTAGTTTACACAAATAATATTGTTTTTTATCTTTTCAAAAAACTAAATTTGCGCATTTCACAAGTTTGCGAAATGCGCAATGGTGTAAATTAAAAAGTATAATTATTTATTCACTAGTTATTCACAATTGTTATCTTTGATAGAGTTTTTTTATCAATAATGAGAGAAAGCATTCCAATTATTTTTTGAAAAATAAAGGGTGCGTCGTAAATATAGCATTTCTCTAATTTATCTGGATACGACGAATTCAATGATTCTGTCAATTTATAGATGAATAGAATATGCTTATCGGCGCCAGATATAGTTAAAAGTTTTGTGCAGATGTGAACTGAGAAAGTTGGGTTACTCTTTAACAGTAGATTTATTTTGCTTGAAATATGTTTTATAAGCACGTCATAGGTGCTTGGTCTTGCAATGTATTTAAAAATGCGGTAATCCAATATTATTTTATTGGTATTTGTTATATGACAAAAACTTTCAAGTAAATCATTTGTAACTTGAACTGGAACTTGAGATCGTGAGGTAAGCTTAGTTGCTTTTAAAAATTCATGCACTCTAGTATTTATCTCAAAATCCCCAATTGATTTATCTACTTCTGTCTTTTTGTTAGATTCATTTTTTGATATGCTTAGCATTAATAATATAATAATATAAGAATATACAAAATGCTTATATTATTCACGCAATAAACTATTTAAGATTCACTATTTTCAATTTCATTTTGAATTAACTCCTTAAGATTTGTTGTTGTTGGTTCATCTCCTTCATCATCATATGCATTTTCATTTTCTTCTTCGTAGTTTTCTGTATCGCCTAATGGTGAAGTAATCATTTGAACATTCAAAAGTCTTTGATCTATATCATTTGAAAAAATTTGAAGTTTTGATATAGTTTCATTTGCGCGGCGAAGTTCATTTTGCAATAATGTTACCTTATCATTAAGAGTTCTAATAATAGAATCATTGGAATTTAATCCATTGTTTGTATTTGTAGATAATTTTGAATTTTCAATAGCATGTAGTCTTGTAAAAATGCTATTTAAAACCGACTCGTCAATTGAGCGAATATTATCATTTCCTTCGCTATTTTCTGTAGAAAAATTACCACCTTCTTCTTGAAGTTTTTTTACTGTATTTTCTAAACGTCCAATGCGAAGCGTAATAAGTGTAATGGCTTGAGGTATAGTTAAAGAAGGTGTTGATGCTTGCATTTGTTCATTATTCTGCAAATTTTGTTGTTGAGCATATGAAACTCTTTGACCTTGAGCTTGTGTTTGTGTTTGTGTTTGTTGATATTGTGTATATGAAGCTCTTTGTTGGGGTTGTTGCACAAATGCTTGACGAGATGAAATGGATGGTTGTGGACCCCTAGTAGGTTGTTGTTGAGAAGTGGAATCTCCTGCACGTCTTTGTCTTGCGGCTGCTACAGATCTAGAACTGCTCATTCAATAAATTCTATACATAGAATGTTTTTAAATTACTTACGCATGTTCATTTTAATTTTTTCATAACTTTTATAATTAGTAACTTCAAAATCGCAAACATCATAATCATTAATATTTTCGCGCATTTGCTTAATTTTCACCTTTGGAAAATCAAAAGGTTTTCGCAAAATCTGCTCTTTCATTGAATCAATGTGATCATCATATATATGAGCATTTCCTAAAAAATAAACAAATTCGCATGCTTCCAATCCACAATGTTTTGCTAAAAGATGCGTTAAAAAACTATAAGAAGCAATATTAAAACAAATTCCTAGCCCAACATCTCCACTTCGTTGATACAGAGCACAAGATAATTGGTTTCCACCATGAACATTGAATTGGCACATTACGTGACATGGAGGTAAAGCCATTTGCACAAGTTGACACGGATTCCAAGCGGTCATAATAAGGCGACGACTAGTTCTAGTGTCTGGATTTTTCAGTTGATCAATAATTTCTTGCAACTGATCAATTCCTTTTCCTATATATTCAACATCACCGACCCATTCTGCATTAAAATGCCTCCATTGATGACCATAAATAGGTCCTAATTCACCATCTTGGTACTCGCCTAAACCACGAGACTCTAAAAACTCTCGAGACGCATTGCCATCCCAAATGTGAACACCTTGCTCCTTTAATATATTATTATTTGTTTTACCTTTAATAAACCAAAGTAATTCTTTTAAGCATGTCTTCCATGCCACTTTTTTAGTAGTTAAAATAGGAATTTGTCCATTTGTTAAGGAGAAACGCATTGAAGCTCCAAAGAGGCTAATAGTAGTGCCATTTCGTCCCACTTCTGTATGACCTCTAGCAAAAATATCTTTTACCAAGTTAATATATTGCATTTCTTCATTATTTGTTTCACAAGTTTCTTCCTTTGCAAGAGTCAAAGATTCCATAATAATAATCTGTCAAGATATTTTTAATTGTTTTAGAGCATTTATATTATTTTATTTCTTTTTATAAATCATATGGAAAACCTTGATAATTTGACAAAAAATAGTTCATCAAAAGAAGGATTCTTTAAACATGTTTTTAATTTTGATGCAGATTCAAAAAGTGAATTATTAAATATTGTTCAATATGCCATTATCGCAGTTATTCCTGTGATTATTTTGAACAAAGCAACCCAGCGTTTTATACCAGAGGCCGATGATGAAAAAAATAGTTTGGAGCTTTTAGCAGAAATTATTATTCAACTTTTGACAATGTTTTTGGGAATATTTTTTATCAATAGATTCATTACTTATTTCCCAACATATAGCGGAGAAAAGTATCCAGAATTTAATGTTACGACAATTGTTTTAGCAGTATTAGTTATTGTACTTAGTTTGCAGACCAAGTTGGGTGAAAAGGTGAGCATATTGGTTGATCGTCTCATGGAATTATGGGATGGCACAAATAGTTCAAATGATAAGAATAAAAAAGGAGGAAAAGATGGAAAGGTTAAGGTAAGTCAACCTATTTCTCAAGGTACAATGGCTCAATCTGCAATGAACCAATCAATGATGGCCGGCACAACATCCATCAGTCAGTTGCCATCCTATGCTTCTGGAAACCAAATGCCGCCTTCAATGCCACCCCAAATGCCAGATTACAATAATATGTACCAAAATGATCAAGGATCTCCATCAACAAGTGATTATGGGACATTCGGTGGTTTAATGGCTGCAAATGAGGCTCTTGGCGGATCATTTGGCTCTAGTTTTTAAACGCAACAGTTATTACAATTTTTATTATAAAAATCGTAATAAACAAATAATGATACTATAATATAATAACTAGAATATCATGTACAATGAAGATGGTAATGAAGACATAAATGTAAATAAATTATTAAAAGCATTAGACAACGAAGAAAATGAATCTCTTTTAAATTTGACAAGTGAAAAAATAATGGACTTAAATCATAGTGTTTTAAAAGAGCTTCTTTTGCCAAAAGAGCAACATCTGGATTATTTGAGAAAACTAAGAGAATACAAATATGTGGATGAGATAAAGGATCTGCATTATGGGTCTTATATAAGATGGATTCCCATTAAGGATCCAGCTAATACACCATTATATAAAGGCGGCATAGTTTGCGATATGGACGTAACGGATAGCGGAATAAATATTAAATGTAAAACACCTCACAATCGTTTTTACAGGTTTAAGATGGATGAATGCCTAATTTTTCAAAAATTATCTACACAAGAGAATATTATATTATCGGCTTTAAATCATCTAGCAAAGAAATAGTTAAAAGTATTTCCAATAAAATTGAAAGAGGTTTAAAAACGATAGTCCCAGTATATCTAGCTAGCCAGAATGAGTGTTGAAAACCTTACTGCAATGCGTAATTGCGGCGCCGAAAAAGTAGTTCTAGAGGTGTTTAATGCGCACCCAATGAGCACAGAGTTAATAAAGAAAGCAGGTGAGGCATTAGCAAGTCTTGCACAAGATGACCAAATGAGAGAAAACATGATCAGTGCTGGAGCCGTTGAAAAAATAGTAGACGCAATTGATGTGCATCTAGAAGCACAAGATGTTGTTGCGGAAATGTGCGAAACACTTTGCATCTTGGCAAACAGTCAAGATGCATGTGACAGACTTTCTGCAAAGATTGCTAGCTTGGAAAACCCCCGCGTTGTAATTCGCATCATTCAAGCAATTTCATCTGGGTCCAATGCCGAGGTTGTTGCAGATGAGGGACAAGATGAATATGAGAAAGACGAAGAAAGATTGGAGCAATTAATTGCGCGACATGCGCCTTAAACCTTAATACAAATAATTTTATGTCAACAAAATAGAATCAATATAAATGCGTAAAATATTCATTTTTTAAATATTTTTTAAAATTTTTTTATTTAGTATTATTATAATGAATTTTCAGTTTAGGAAAAATTCACAAGTTGCTCGTCCTTTGCCTAAAAAGGTGCAGAATAAAAAGGTACAATGTAAAAAGGCACAAGGTAAAAATGTAAATAGTGCAAAAAAAGAGGATCACACTGTACATATTGATCAGATATATGATCATGGAAAGAGCGAGCACGTTGAAAGAATTGTTCCTCATAAACATGATGCTACATATAAAAGTAAAAGTAAGGAGACAAATGTAACTGCTGACGATTATAAACTTCAAATAAATATAGGCAAGAATGGTGTAACGAAATATTGCGTTGATGGTAGTTATACGTTTGATTCTTGCACTAAAGAAGGATACAATAAAAAATCTGATCATAAGGATATTAGTTCTAATAAATTATGCAAAACTATTGCATCTACTAAAGAAATAACACATGGTGGTAATGCTCATACAAAGATTGGTGGAGAATTTACTCACACTTATGAAGCTGATGCACTAAATATTGGTGGGTCCGCTAGTACACTTACAAATAAAACTGATCATAAACACGTTACTTCTAGTAAAAAATGTAAAACTATTGATTCTACAAAAGAGATAACTAACGGAGGTAAAGTGGATTTAACAGTTGGTGGTACATTTGATATATCTGCCGATTATCATGTATTAAAGGAAAATATTACAATTCACGAAAATCTTGAAGAAAGTATTACTTTATATGATTCTGCAGAATATTCCCGTGTTATGAGGCGCGTAAAAAGTGACGGTACCGTTGTAGAATCGTGGTCATTAAAACCTATTGAAGTTCTTGGTAGTGACAAAAAACCTCATACAATTTTTGCTTATGTTAAAGACCAATAAAACAATTAAATGTTACATTATTTTTGTCTTTTTCCACCACATTCACAATCTGCAAATAATTTAGGAATAAATTTTCCCAAGTGAATGAGTTCAATTTCTACCCGTTTTAAAGATTTTTTAATATTTGATTTAATAGTTCCTTTGTGATAACGAACTACCCGCTTAAACCCTTTTCCATTACGTATAATAACAGTACGAACAGTCTTTTTATTTCCACGATGATGAACTTGATGATTCTTATAAGTAAAATTTTTAGAGGATCGTTTAGTCTTTGTAACCATTCAAACTATATTATCTATTTAGAAAATATAGTTGGTATATTTATATGGAAATTCCAAAATTTTCATTGCTATTTTATGTGCACCTCTTTCACATATTTATTATTGGCGCTTTTTTACTTTATATTGGTATAGCAAAAACAAATATGCCGCAATTTATGTATAAAGTTATATTTATAGTTGGTATACTTATTTTTTTGGCGCACGTATATAAAGCAATTATTAAATATGGTCAACCTAAAAGTTATCTATGGGTAAATTTGTTTCATATATTTGTTGTCGCTCCAGTTCTCTTAATAATTGGTTGGTATGGTGAAAAAACTCCATATTATTATTTTCATTTTGATCTTATGTTGGCATTTGCTGCAATTGGTTATCATGGTTTTTTTCTTACCAAAGAATTGCTCTAACATGTAGAATCTATCCATTTTTTTGTTAAGGCCACGGCAACACTTTCAAGCGCACCTTTAGACCAACCTTGATCTCTGCTAATCATTTCTCCAACAACCAACATATTTGGTTCAGGATGTTGAGCCTTCTTAATAAATTCACTGCGTGTTTTAAACCCATTTGGCAAAGGTCCATAATAATGTGTGCCAATATTCCAATAGTAATCCTTTATTGCTATTAGGTCCATGGGTTCTTCCATTCTAATGCCAATAGATTCTCGCAAAAGTTTTACGAAAAACTCGCGATTTTTTTCGTCATTTTTCAAATGACTAGAAAGCATTTTTGCGGCCTCATTATCAGTATAGGCAATCATATAGACGCCTTTTTTCACATCCATAGTTATAATTGCATGCAATGCCCCCGGAACAATTAAATATCCAGAGGGTCCAATGTGTTTATTCATAGTGGCAGATCCAGCCTTTCCAAACTTGCCATATACTCGCAAAAAAGGTTGTCCGTGAATATTTTGATACAAACTGCCCTTTAATGATGCCCCAGGAATAAGAAGTTTTGCACTGTAAATTGTAGTGGCAATAATTACTTTTTTACAATAAAATATCTTGCCTTTGGAAGAAATAATTTTATAACCGCAAATACCATTTCCAACATGTTCTAAAGAAACAATCTTGGTAGATGCCTGAATATTTTCTTCCCCCACTTCATCCACTAATTTATAAACAAGAGTGTGCCATGGTATATTTATTCCTGTCCAACAGCAAGAATTATCCTCCATTCCATAATGGTATAGGGTTTCTTCCACATCTTCATTTTCATAGTCGGTATATGAAGCAGACACTGTAAAATCATTATACATCTTTTTACCTAGATGCTTCATTGCAAATTGTTTAAATGTTTGCTCCTTTAGACCAAAACTAGACTTTTCTTCCTTATATTGTTTTCTTAAATACTTTATAGCGGCTATCACATCAACGGGATTTTTAATAGTTGGAGCATAAGCTGGATCTACTGTAAAATCTGTTGTTTTTATGTGAAGGTCTTTTAATAATTTCTGTATTAGGTCATCCTTATCTTTTCTTCCTATTCCTGCTCCAGTAACAACACTGGTTCCATAAAAGTTTTCATTTCCCATTCTGCCTCCTAGCCATTGTTTTTTGTTCTGTTCTAAAATCAAAAAAGTTGTTTTTGGGGACATTTTTTTGATATTGTACGCAGAATATAAGCCTGCTATACCAGCACCAATAATAATAATGTCATGTATTGATTCTTTTGGCATTTTCACGCTATGCTTATATTATGATCATATTTATTTATTTGAAAGTAAACTTTTAAAACTTTCAAATGAATTCATCGTTTTTTAAAGGTGACACGATTCTTTTTTTTACATTCAAATTTTCCTCTAGATAAACCCTTTCTTGTAAAAACGCCCTTTGAACAAATTGCGATTGCCTTTTTCTCATTTCCGCTAATTCTTTTATCTACTTTCTTAATACATTTACATAGCTTTTGAGCTAAAATATCTTCGGCTCTAGATTTTATACTAGAATTATTTGAGGGTATTTCTAATTTATAATACTTTAGAACACGAATATAATCATTTGTAGTTATTCTTTTTGTTTTTCTTGACATTAGTATATAATTAATTTAATATATACAAATATTTTTTTAAAATAGTTTAAAATTTTGCTTTATTATCTATTTTAAAAATATAATGCAAAATAATAGCGATCATGTGTCTGTTTTTAACCAAATAGATTCAATAAAAGAAAATAATAACATTGAAATACTTGTAGAGGATATTTCAAATGAAATTATAAATGAGGATTTGGAAAAATTACACAAGGAAGAAGAAAAATATCCTGATGGAATTTACAGAGATAAAATTGAATTTAGCGAAATGCTAAATCAAAGAGACAATTCAATTGTGCGACAAACTAGACCTCAAAATATAATGAATTCAATAAATTCAATAAATGGAACAAATTTGCAAACCTCAAATATTGTAATACCAAAAAAAATATTTCAAACTCATAAATCTATAGAATTTATTAGAGGTACACTAAAATTAAGGAATGCGGTTGACAGCTGGAGAAAGCATTCAAAAGAATTTGAATATTACTTTTATACAGATGAATTGTGTGATAAGTTTATGCAAGAAAATTTTGAAGGGGAAATATATAATGCATACAAGAAACTACCATTGTCTGTTATGAAAGCAGATTTATGGAGATATTGTATCATATACAAATATGGAGGTATATATGCAGACGCAGATACAATTTGTTTAACAAACCCCAATTATTTATTAAGAAATGCGCAAATAATTTGCGCTTCAGAAAGCGATGAAAATTACTTGTGCCAATGGACATTTGCTGCTCCACCGGGATCTCCTGCATTAAAATCTATAATTGACTTATCTGTTGAAAGAATAAATAAAACAACACGTTTTGTAGGTAAGAATATAGTGCATATCTTAACTGGTCCACAAGTTTTTACTGAAGGTATAGAAAGATATCTCCTTGAAAATTCGTTAAAATTATTTCATGCAAAGTCGGGTTACGTTAAATATTCTAATAAAACTTCTCATATTTTTGTATTTGAAAAAAACTTGTTTCATAAAAGGATGGTAAAACATCTTTTTGCTGGTTTTGACGCAAATGGTTGGAAGAGACAACGGGATGCAATGATTACATATAATGTGCGCAATATTATTCAGTCATTTCAAAGGTCATAAAGCCAATTACATCTCCTTCTATTTCACTATAACTACAAATGAATGGGTTGTCATATTCCATCCAAGCATAGTTTCCCGATGCACATGGCTGAGAACGAAATTTGCCAACATTGCAGTATTTTTGTAACCCTCGGTCTTTCCATAGTTTGTAATATTCGTCATCATAAAACATAGAATCCAAATGCCATTCTCCAACGCTACTATGTACAATAATTTTTTCACTAGGTTTAACAAGAACTGATTTTAAACTGCTAAGCCCATCCATAACTGAAACCCATCCAGAGACATTGACGTGAAGATCAGTATTATTGTAAAACCAAATCTGCTTAATAGGTTTGACCATGTCTCTTTTGCAATTATATCTATCTTTCAATTGCTTGTAAAACTTTCAATTTTAAAATGAAACAAAATCACGATTTGTAAATCAAAATATTTTGATATTTTTTAATATCAAAATATTATATGCAACCCATACCAAAAATAGTAGTATTTGATCTAGATGAAACATTAGGCTATTTTGTAGAATTAGGAATATTTTGGGACTGTCTTGACTATTTTTTAAAAGAAAAAATAGCAAACATAATCATTTTAAATCAAGAATATTTCAATGAAATCCTTGATCTTTTTCCTGAATTTATTCGCCCAAACATACTCTCTATTTTATTTTACTTGAAAAATAAAAAACAACAGCGCCATTGTCACAAGCTTATGATTTACACAAACAATCAGGGGCCACTAGAATGGGCTCAATTTATTAAAAAATATTTTGAAAAAAAGATTCACTACAATCTATTCAATCAAATAATTGCTGCATTCAAGGTGAGCGGAAAACAGGTTGAAATATGTAGAACAACACATGATAAATGTCATCATGACTTGGTTAAATGCAGTCAAATATCACCCGATACACAAATTTGTTTTTTAGACGACAATTATTTTCCAGAGATGACTCACGAAAATGTTTATTATATACATGTTAAACCATATGTGCACGATTTATCATTTGAAGAAATGATTGCACGATTTAAAAGTAGTGAAATTGGGAAAAAAATATTATCAACAGATGAACTTAAAGAAGAATTTACCCCAATTATAATGAAACATTTTAAAAGATATGCTTACAACTGTATTAAAAAAAATGAAGATGAATATGAGGTAGACAAGATTATAACAAAGAAAATAATGATACATTTACAAACTTTTTTTAAGATTCGTTCAGATAGTGCATCATGCAAGAAAAAAACGCAAAAAAATGTAAAATATAGAGTTAATAAAACAAGAAGCAGAACCAATAAAAAATAATAAATTATCTTATTATTATGTATAATGCCCGCGGGATCCAAACCTAGTTTATCTGCCTTTGCCGGAATTATGTTTTTTTACTTGTTATTGACATATGTGTTATTTCCCGTGTCATTTTATTACATCTATAATAAATCAATATTTGCTGCTGGCAATGGTTTTGTTTTAGGAAGCATTTTATCCCTTTTACTATGGTGGGGATTTGGCTCTAAAATGGTTCACACTTCAACTTCAAAATAAGAGATAACAAGGTTAAAATATATTTTTATTAAATTTTTTTTTTAAAAATATCTTGAATCTGCTTCAAATAAGTAACAAGTATTTTTGTTATAGCAGTTGTAGTCAAAATATATAGACCGGCACTAAACGCAATTCTTCTATCTAGATCGGTAAATTGTATTTTTCGCAATGGATTGAACCGAATAATTAAAAATAAACAAACATATATTTTAACATATGAATCCAAAGAAGTTAAATATTGAGGAGCTTTTGCAGATAAACCTAAAGCTGCTGCGGCATATAAAAAATACGATGCAAATATAATATAATTGAACACCGTTGATTGAAAATCGTGAATATCTTTTGATAACGTCATATGACACTATATTACTATATATTGTCATAAAAACCTACGATGGTGCCTTTTTTTCAGTGCGTTTTTTCAGAGATTTTACTCTGCTGTTAATTCTTTGTAAAGATTGAGTGTTCTTGCACTTGGATCTATTGCTTGTGTGTACTTTGGCATCCAAAAATAAGGGACAACATTTCCAAGTCCTGGATATGCCAATTCAAAAATTTTTCGGTAATAAAATTGTTCTGCTGTTTTTGGAGAATTATTATCATTTATAAGTTGCATTGCTGGATCTTCATTGCACAAGTCTGCATATGTCATGCCTTGTGGCAACGGACACAGTTTGGCCGTTTCCTCTTGTATTATTTGGTACAAAGATTTTTCTTTGCCACTTACACCATCACTGAAGGCCTCTTTGCGTCTCCAAATAACACTCTTAGGTAGAAATGGGGTACCATCTTTATTCTTAAAGTTATCTTCACTAAAGGCTATTCTTAGAAGGAATTTTTCCATTTCGCCCGTCCTAGGATGATAACGAATGCTTGGATCAATGGACAAATAATATTGAACCCATGTCCTGTCTAAGAATGGAGTTCTCGGTTCAAGTCCATGAGATGAAATACACTTGTCTGAGCGCAATACATCATATTTGTGGATGTCTCTTAACAAGCGCCTACTTTCAGTATCAAATTCAATCTCATTTGGACATTCGTGCATATACAAATAGCCTCCACACAACTCGTCTGATCCATCGCCATTAAAAATGACCTTGGCTTCACTATTCTGCGAAATGTATTTGCCAATCAAATAATTTCCAATGCTTGCTCTAACAGACGTTGTATCATAGCTTTCAATTGCTTGTATAACCTCTGGAATAGCATTAATGAAATCCTCTTCTTTCAAAACAATTTCCGTGTGTTTTGTTCCCAAATATTGGGCCACTTCTTTAGCAAACTTTAAATCCATAGAACCTTCAAGTCCAATGCTATATGTTTCTAGTGGAATAGATGAAATGTTCTTATAATAGTTATTTACTAGAGCTGTTATAATGCTGCTATCAAATCCACCAGAAAGAAGGCATGCAATTGGCCTCTCAGTAGTAAGACACCTTTTTTCTACTGCAGTTGACAAATGAAAACGGATCTGTTTTATAGCGTCTTCATATGCAATATCATATTTAAGTGAATTAATAATGCTTGTAAATCCAGTTGAATGATAGCGGCGCGCGTCTATATGAACATTCCATCTAGCCATGACCTTTGAAGATAATCTTAATTCGCAATATGTGCCTGGTTGAAAATGGTCAATTGTATATACCTGTCCTTGATTAGTATTATTTATAGTCAACTCTTTATGAAAATCACTTAGCACTTTCAACTCTGATGCAAAACCATAAATAGTCGTTTTTTTGTGCATCCACAAATTCTCTGGTAAAACCTTTGATGAAAAATAGCCCAGTTCAGCATTATATGATTCTTCAACAGGACCTGGTCTTAAAAAGTACAAGGGTCTAACGCCATATGGATCGCGTGCAATAAATATCTTGATTTCATCAATGTCATAAAAAATTCTAGAATCATATAAAACAAATGCAAATACTCCGTCTAACATTTGCAACGTTTGCTCAATCCCATATTTCAAATATAGATGTAGGATTACCTCACAATCTGAGTCTGTGGTTGGCGCAACACCCATGCGATCATACAATTCTTTATAGTTGTATATTTCTCCATTGCAAATAAGCGAAACATTATCAACAACAATTGGCTGATTAGATTCTACATTCAATCCATTAATAGCCAAACGATGAAATCCTAAAACAGTATTTTGTCCACTTTTTTCTAATTTAGAAAACTCTGGACCACGTTTCTCTCCCTTTTTAAATTGCTCTTTTATAAAATTTTCTGCAAATCTAGAATCATTGTTTAGAAGTGTAAATATTCCACACATCTAGAGTATCTAATAATATTATGATCATTTGTTTATATAGATTTTATACAGTAAATAAATTGCACTCGGTTGTTTATTAAAGTTATTAAGGTAAAAAGTTTTCCAATATTTTTATTATTCATCTATATTAAGTATTCATGTCCTCAAATCAATTTAGAGATCATTGTGCATCCGAGAGATCAAATATCATTAATCAACGCATGTATGCAAGAAATGTACCTTCACAGATTCTTCAGCCATATTTAAGTGTTACTCCTGCGCAAACAAAATTCTCTGTTTTGCCAGTGGTTGACCCTAGAAAGGTTATTAGAACGCCTATGGAGCAAATGCCCACATATAATCCTGAGCAAATCTTTAATCCTGGAAATGCCACCGCGCCTTGGTCTGGCTACGCAGCAAACGTGAACAAGGAATCTGAACTAAAGAATCAGATTTATGCTTTGCAGAAATGCAGCCAAGCCACGTATGTTCCTAGTCCAAATAGTGACTTATACCAATATAAATTCCAGTCAACGCAAGAACAACAACCATTTCCAGATCTATTTAAGGAAGAAATGTGGCAACCATTTAATCCTAATCAAAAAGATTTAGGATATGGGTTATTTAATAACTGCACTAGACAACAGATGAAGAATCTTACAGATACAAATTAAAATTTTGATAATACACCATCAACTCGCTCTAATTCATAAAAAACTATATATTTTTATGACTTAGTATATTAGTACACATTATGGCACAATTAGAAACTATAAATGACATTTTTGTTAATGCAGACAATAGAAATGCAACAGGAATAGAAGCATGGGTTAATTTTATTGTTACACATGTTGACGATATTGAAAGAAGTAAAGGAAGACCTCCTATTCAAATAGCTTCCAATGAAACTCAACTTCAAAAATTAAGAACAGAGAGAGAATATAGACAAGATGTTCTAGCTAAAACAGTTATATTGCAAGATTATACAATTAATGGTGCCTCCTATCATCCATTTTCTATATACAATGTTTATCATTCAGTTGGAGATGGCACATGTTTTATTCATTCCTGTCTTAATTCACTGAGTCCAACTTATAGAAATATAGTTGATGAAAGAGTAAAAGGGTCTATTGGTAGATATTTTCGCAAGAATGTATTTTTAAGATTTGTACCAAGAGATGATCGTGAATTACTAAAAAATATAAATTCTAATGCATGGATGGGTGATGAATCTATTCAATTATTTGCAAATGCATTTCGCATTAATATATTAGTTTTTTCTGAAAAAGCCAACTATAATCCTGAAACTAATACATTTACACCTCCTCCTGGGTATCAGGTATTTTGGTCTGGACAAAATCAAGACAATGGATTTGATTTTATTTTTATATATTCTACTACTCAAGTTCATTTTGATTCAATTTATCAGTTGCCAGAAAGTTTTATAATATCAAATGCACGCGGTAGACAATTAGATGAGTTAAATCCAGCTAATGGACTTGTAGTTCCAGAACCCGATGCAGCTATGCAAGAAGCAATGAGACGATCATTGGAAAGGGCTCCAGCTCCAGAGGAAGATCCTGATCTTGACGCAGCAATTCAAGCATCTATAGCAAGTCAAATTACTGACGAACAGAAAAGAAAATTGTTGGCTAAAGCCGCGGAAGTAGAAGCAGCAAATTCACCTAGGGGGTCACCTAGAAGTATAATTAGTGATGATAGTCTAGAAAGTAAAAGTGAGATTGTAGCTGGCTCTCCAAGAGGTCCTAATCCACCTAATAATCCATTTTCATTGGTTAGGTCTACAAAATTATCATTTAAAGGTGACAAGATTATGCCTGCTGTTGCTGCTGCAAGTAAAATTGGCGCCTCTGCAGAAAATACCAGAATACTCGCCAAAAATATATTGAGTTCTGCTTTCAGTGAAAGTAGTAGTGATGAAAGTTCATTTAATCCATCTAGTACTTCTAGTTCTTCCTCTAGTTCCAGTTCTAGTTCTTCCTCTAGTTCTAATTCTTCCTCTAGTTCTAATTCTTCCTCTAGTTCTAATTCTTCCTCTAGTTCTAGTTCTTCCTCTGGTAAGGCTAGTTCTAAAGTTTCATCATCAAAGACATCATCCAGAGGATCTTCTTCCTTTGGAACAGAAGATGAATCTCCAGATAACAAATCATCTTTATACACAGCTGCAACAACGATAAATAAATTATATGATAATCTTTCATACTTTGATCTGTATGGTGGGTCAGTATTCTTATTTCTCTTTATAACATCAATTGTATTCTTTGTATGGGCTTATTGCAATGTAATGGTCCAAGCACAAGTGATAAAAGATGACTGGAACAATCAAAAATGCAATCCCAAAGTAATTCCATTTGCAGGATTTATAAATAAACCAGATGATAAAAGCGCCATTCAATTTACAGGAGATAATTTTACAGGATGCGTTCAGTCCATTCTAGAAAATATTGTTGGATATGCACTTGCTCCTTTCCAATACATCATTAGCGGTATTACTGATTTATACAATGATTTGTCAAAGGCTGTAGCAACAGCTAGAAGTTTTTTAGCACAACTACGATCCAACTTTTCAAAGATAGGTGAGGATATTTTAAGCAGAATATTGAATATTTTGACACCGCTTCAGCAGATAATGATAACATTTGCAAGTTCTATGGGAAAGACGCAAGCAGTTTTAACCGCTGGTCTTTATACAAGTCTTGGAACATACTATGCATTAAAATCCTTGCTTGGAGCATTATTCCAAGTTATTATAATTATTTTTATTGTTGTTACTGTAATAATAACACTTCTTTTTATAGCTGGCATGTTTAGTCCATTTATTTGGACTGCAGCATTTGCAGCATTATCATCATATATAGCCATTACAACCGTATTTGCGATTGTGGCAGTATTTTTTGTCCAAGTTTTGCAAGTACATGTACAAATGGCTCCCAAAGCACCAACCCCTCCAAGTGCATGTTTTGATCCAAACACTGAATTATCAATGAATGATGGCTCAAAGAAACCAATAAAAGATATCCAAGTTGGAGACGTTTTAGAAAATAATAATATTGTTACGACAAAGGTAAAGGTTTTGACAAAGGACCATCAAATGTTTAGTTTGAATAATGTAATAGTAAGCGAGAGCCATATTGTCAAGTACAAAGATAAGTGGATCCCAGTTTCAAAACATCCAGACCGTATTAAAATTGACTCCTATGCGGAACCCTATTTATATTGTTTAAATACTTCTAGCAAAACAATTGTTATTAATGACCTTGTGTTTACGGATTGGGATGAAATATATGGTAATGATTTGAAGGATATTTTAAATTTGCCATTCATCAAAAAGACAGAAAACATTCATAAGTATTTGAATGGAGGTTTTTCAGGAGAAACAAAGCTAATTTTAGAAAATGGAGCAGAGACAAATATTAAAGATGTTGAACCTGGATCTAAACTCAATACTGGAGAAAAAATATATGGAGTTGTTGAAATAGATGCAACAAATATAGGAAATATCAAAGAATATAATTTAGGATACTTTAATAATTCTTATACTGGAAAAAACATATGCCTCTGCGATAAAAATATGACAAAACTTTCAAAAATAGAAGGAATAAATGCGCAGGAATCATTCAAAAAGCTTTATCACATATTAACCGATACATCCACATTTACAATAAATAATTTAAAATTTTGCGACTACAATTCATTGATAAATTTACATTTAGGTAAAGATAATGACAAATAAAAATTATTATCTATAAATTATGTATAATATGAATGTCTCTATTGGCTCATACAAATTTAGAGGTGAAATTCTCATTTTAATTGTAATTGTTGGTTTAATTCTTTTTGGGCACACTCTTTGTGGATGCTCAAAGGTGAACGCCAAAGAGGGATTTAATATGCTTAAGAATATTGTTAATGGATTAAAGGAGGGATTCACTCCAGCAAATACAAATAATGGGGATTCCGCTCGTTATAATTTGGGCGACTATTCCCAAGTTAATACTGCCTCATGGTTTCAAGCAAACCTCGCTCTCGCACCAGGTCAAACATCTAGCAAAGGTGCACAAAAGATTTGGGATCGCAAGAAGCAACCGATCCCTCTTCCTGAAGGCGAGTTAGATATGTTTGCCACAACACCTTTCAAAGGAAGTTGCTGCCCTAACACATACTCAACCAGCACTGGCTGTGCATGCATGACTGTTGATCAATACAAGTATTTAAATGATCGCGGAGGAAACAATGTTCCATATTCCGAGTATTAAAAAAAAAGACAAGTAAAATGTTTAATTTTGCAACTTAAAGACGCTCTAAGTTGCAAAAATAATATAATTTATATTAATCAAATGTGCATTCGCATAGTCTACAATACTTTATCTTCATTGTTCTATCCACATCAATGTCAATGTCATCCTCAACTATTTCATGCTTGCAAAGCTCTTTTAATCTAGAAATAATTGCATTATTAATATGCTTTGCACTGTTCATTTGAATGTTAAAGTTCATTTCGTTGAAATATAGCCGAAACATTGATAGCTCGTTTGTGATATCATTGTCCACTTTATTTTTCTCATTCTCTTCTTTTTCTTCTGGTTGTAATTCTTCTTTTAAATTAAATACAGTTTTGTGTTCACTTACTTGAATATCATCATAATCACTATTTACATCATCACATGCATTTTTCATTGACAAAAAGAATGATAAATAATCTTCGCTTATTATTTTTAATTGTTTTAATAGTTCCATTCGCGGATTGTCTCCCATTTTGGTTATTAAATATATTAGACGCTTCTTTATAAATGGTTTTAGCTTAATAATTATTTAGATATACAAATTTAACTTCCCCTATTCTTAACGCGCATCATTTATCATATTTTTAATACCAATATTTTATGTGCATTATATTTAGAATGTATAAAAATATATTTATATAATAATATATGTCTGCGGGAAATGGTCAATATAACGCAATGCATGATGCTAGAATGGCTAGAGAAACACAACAAAGAGAATACCAAGAATGGTTAGCCTCTTTAACCCCAGAACAATTGAATGCTTATAATGAACAACGCCGGATAGAAGTTGAACAAGGACGAAGAAGAGCACGTATATGGGCGGAAACAACCTTGCATAGAAGACATTTAGATAATGTTACATCAGATGAGGATGCAAACATGGGTGGTAGAAGAAGAAAAAAAAGAAAACTTACTAGAAAAATAAAACGAACAAGAAAATATAGAAAAACGAGTCGTCATAGGAAATAATTCATAAAAAAATTATTATTATGAATTATTTTCCACTTTTTTTAAAAGTAATTTTTGTTCCACTTTTTTTAAAAGTAATTTTTGTTCCACTTTTTTTAAAAGTAATTTTTGCTCCACTTTTTTAAAAGTGGATTTATACATACAAATTTGACACCCATGCCTCTTCCTTATTCTTCTTGATCAACTTGTCAATCACGTCCTTTGTTACTGTAAATGGAAATTGAACCTTAATAGACATGTCCTCTTCAAACAAGTTAGTATCTGGGCGCATAAGACGATACAAATTCAACTTGGTATGAATGATCTCAAGACAACGCTTCAAGTTGCGAACGCCATCCTCCTTGTTGCAGTGAGTCTCAATAATATAGTGAAGAGACTCATCTGGGATAATAATATCCTCTGTGCTAAACTTCACTTGCTCTTGAATCTTGGGCAACAAATAGTCGCGAGAGATGACAGACTTTTGCTTTCTATCGTAGCCCTTGGTTTGAATCCTGTACATTCTGTCGCGCAAAATAGGATTCACCTTGCTCTCATCATTGTAACTAAAGATAAACAAGCACTTGCTCAAATCAAAATCAATCTCTGCGAAATACTTGTCATGAAACTGACTATTTTGCGAAGTATCAGTCAAATGAGTCAAGATGCCAGCAATCTCCTCGCCCTTTGGCGTGTCGCTGATCTTGTCCAACTCATCAAAGTAAATTACTGGATTCATGCACTTGCTGTCAATAAGAATTTGCACGATCTTTCCCCAAACACTCCCCTCATATGTGTAAGAGTGTCCCTCCAAGAAGCTGCTATCAGTTGCACCACCGAGTGCAATAAATGCAAAGGGCCTATCCAAAATCTTGCTAATGCCCTCCTTAACAAGCGTCGTCTTACCAGTACCCATTGGGCCCTGAATTGCGATTGACGTGCCGATTGCCTTTGGATTTGTAATAAGTTGCCCCATCATTTGCATAATCTGCATTTTTGCATCATTTAGACCATAGACAGCAGAATCAAGGCACTTTTGCGCATTTTCCATAAAGCTGTGACAGGCTTCCACTCCATCTTCAATAGTAATAGGAAGCGTATTTACCTTTCCAAAAGGGATCTTCATAAAGGTGTCAACCCAATTCTTAATCTTGTAGAACTCACCACTTCCAGGCTCCATGTAACGCAACGAGGTAAGCTTTTTCATTGCAGCTGCCTTAAACTGGAGAGGAATATCCGCCTCCAAAAGAGTTAGCCTATAAGGTTTTTCAATTCTGGTTATCTTATTAATCTCTTCAAGCTCCTTGATAATTTTGGTCTGGTCTTCCATCGCCATTTTTTCAAAGAATGCAAAATCATTCATAGAATTTTTCTCCTTGATGATTGAACGAAACTTGGACGAGTTCTTTTGCTTTTGTTTTTTCTCACGCTTTTCCTTAATCTTACTTTCCTTCTTAATAGTAGTTTCACATATTCCAACAAACTTCTCAATCATCTTATTATTTTTGTCAACCGAGAGAATTTCCTTCAACTTTGAAAGAACTTGATCATTTGAGTAGACGGGCTTCTCAAGAGGTTCAACCTCACCAGAAGTCTCTTCCGTAGACTTGGACTTCTTGCCCTGCTTTTTAGACTTTTTCTTAAGGAGTTCTTCATCCTCGTCCTCATCCTCATCAAAGTTCTCATAATATTCTTGAAGCAGATCATCTTCATCCTCCTCATCTTCATCATCTTCCCACTCGTCTTCATCTTCGTCATTAACACCTCCAATAGTAAATATAATATTAAATTTATTTCCATGCTTTGCACCAATTTCATATTCTTGAATTTCTTCGTCATCCTCTTCATCCTCGTAATCATCCTCTTCATCCTCTTCATCCTCTTCATCCTCATCTTCACTTTCTTCAACAACCTTCTTGGAAACTTTCTTTTTAGAAGATTTTTGTATATTTTTTGAACGCCTTTGAGAAACCTTTTGACGCTTCTTGTCGTTAACCTTTGATTGCGAGTTTGTGGCTATCACTTTTTTTTTACGAGAGTTGAGATCCACCGCATCGCTAGCCAGATTCATCCGAATCTTTCTCTTCAGTTCCTTTAATGGTGAACCTTCCTTCAGCTTGGCTTCATTCTTCTCAACCCAATTGGCCAGATCAGCACCAGTCATGTAAAGTATCGGTCCGTGCCTCTTGGGATCTTCTCCTGGATGGCTATTTCTGTAGTGATTGCGAAGCCCCCACATGTCAATTCCCTGGTGCGGGTTGGCATAGTGCAGTGTCCAACCGTCGCCAGAGCGATGGCAGCTCTTGCAGATAGCGTAGGCTTTTTGATCGCTCTCAAGTTCACTCTCTTCATCTTCATCTTCATCTTCATCTTCATCTTCATCTTCATCTTCATCTTCATCTTCATCTTCATCTTCATCTTTCTCCTTCAAGACTTTTTTCAACTTTTCTCCAGACTTGATCTTTTTATTCAAATGCTTTGATGGAAACATTTTCGCCAAGAATTTGCGATATTCATGTACATCCATCTCGTCATCATCATCATCTTCCTCATCATCATCATCATCATCACTAGAAGACTCTTCGTTAGACTTGCGATTTCTCGCCAAATCTTCCTCCTTCTTTGTTTTCTTTGACTTGACGGAAGAGCCCCGTTTGGGACTAGCAACCTCCTTTTTTGACAGTTGAGTTTTAGAATCTTTCGGCATTTCCTTATACTATGGTATATGAATTTATATTCTTTTTATCTAAATCAATTTATTTATTAAACGGAAATAAACACTTTGATAATTCGTGCAAATATGCATGAAAGCTGAAGTGTATTATTATTTTTCTTAAAATAAAATTGATATAAAACAATCTAAATATACTTTAGTAATATAAGGAGTATGTCAAAAAACGCTGGAATAATGCCGCGCAACAATTGTTCAAAAATTATTGGTATCCAATTCAGTATATTATCTCCAGATGAAATCCGCAAAGGTTCAGTTGCAGAGATTACCAGTCGTGACACGTACATCAACAATAAACCAGTCATTGGTGGTCTGTTTGATCCGCGAATGGGAGTTCTAGAACCTGGTCTAATCTGTCCAACGGATGGTTTAGATTATATGCAAACACCTGGATATTTTGGTCATATTGAATTGGCAAGACCAGTTTATTATATCCAATACTTGAATACTATTCTAAAGATTCTTAGATGTGTTTGCTTCAAATGCAGCAAGCTTTTAGTGAGCAAGGAGAAGTACAGTCAGGCACTTAAAATGTCCAGCGAAAATCGTTGGAAATATGTGTTTGGTCTTGCAAGCAAAATGAAGCGATGTGGAGAAGACACTGAGGATGGTTGTGGGTGCCCACAGCCAAATAAAATTCGCAAGGAGGGGCTAGCGACAATCTTTGCAGAGTGGAAGAATGATGCAGAGGGTGCGCAAAACATGGTTATTAAGCTGACTCCAGAGATGGTACTTAAGATATTTAAGCGCATATCTGATGAGGATGTGTCTTTTATGGGATTTAGTCCTGTTTGGTCAAGGCCAGACTGGATGATCTGTCAGGTGATGGCCGTTCCTCCTCCGGCAGTGCGCCCATCCGTTAAGCATGATGCTCAGCAGCGAAGTGAGGATGATCTAAGTCACATTCTTGTTAATATTATCAAAACCAACAAGACTTTGCAAGAGAAGATGCAAAACAATGCGCCTGCTAATGTTATTGAGGATTGGTCTACCGTTTTGCAATATTACGTATCTACGCAAGTGGATAACAAGATTCCTGGTGTAGCATCTGTTGCTCAGCGCTCTGGCAGACCATTAAAGTCTATCAAGGATCGCTTGAATGGAAAGGGTGGACGCATGAGAGGAAATCTTATGGCTAAACGTGTAGACTTTAGTGCCCGTTCAGTTATTACGGCAGACCCGAATCTTTCTATTAAGGAACTTGGCATCCCAATGAAGATTGCCAAGAACATAACTAAACCTGTCACGGTAAACAATGTGAACAAGCTGTTCTTGATGAAACTAGTTCTTAATGGTCCAGATGAATATCCCGGTGCCAAGATTTTGGAAAAGAAGAATGGCGAGTCTATTACACTTAGATATGTTGATCGCAAGTCAATTGTATTGGAAGATGGGGATATTGTTCATCGTCACATGATGGACGGTGACCCAATTCTATTTAACCGTCAACCTACTCTTCACAGAATGAGCATGATGTGTCACATTGCAAGAATTATGAAGAAGGGCGACACCTTTCGCATGAATGTTGCTGATACTAAGCCATATAATGCTGATTTTGATGGTGATGAGATGAATCTTCACATGCCACAGGATGCCGAATCTGATGCAGAGCTGCGCAACTTGGCGGCTGTACCATACCAGATTATCAGCCCTAGTAACAATGCGCCAATTATTGGCATCTATCAGGATTCCATGCTTGGGGCGTACCGTTTCACCAGAGAAAATATTAGTTTCACACCTCGCGATGCAATGAACCTGCTGATGATGTTTCCCAAGATTAATGAGTTTGACTTGTTGAACAAAGGAGGACGCCTTACCAGCTTTGACATCTTGTCTCAAATTATGCCTCCTCTTTCACTCAAGGTGAAGAATAAGCAGTTTGGCGATAATGAAGATGGTAAGAAATCTAACAATGTAATTGAGATTGTCGATGGCCAATATCTACGCGGTCAAATGGACAAGGGCATCCTTGGCGCTGGAACAAAGGGTCTCATTCATCGCGCGTGTAATGATTTTGGTAACATGGCTTCTGCCGACTTTGTTGATGATTTGCAAAATATTATCACAGAGTACATGAAGTCAAGTGCATTTAGTGTTGGAATCAGTGATTTGATCTCAGATTCAAAGACAAACCAGTCTATTGTTACAGCGATCACCGACAAGAAAAATGAGGTTAAGAGTCTCATTGACCAAACGCAAATTGGCGTGTTTGAAAATAATAGCGGAAAGACAAATTTGGAAGAGTTTGAGACGCAAGTCAACAATATTCTTAACCAAGCATCCTCAGAAGCTGGAAAGATTGGGCTCAAGAGTTTAAGCAAGGATAATCGCTTTGTTATCATGGTTAATGCTGGCTCCAAAGGCTCGGATCTTAACATTTCCCAGATGATCTCTTGTTTAGGTCAACAAAATGTTGATGGTAAACGCATCCCCTATGGTTTTGAGCACCGCACATTGCCTCATTTTACAAAGTACGATGACTCTCCAGGTGCAAGAGGATTTGTTGAGAACTCTTATATCAACGGGCTTTCTCCTCAAGAGCTGTTCTTCCACGCTATGGGTGGTCGGGTTGGTCTTATTGATACTGCAGTCAAAACCTCAACCACTGGTTATATTCAACGAAGGCTTATCAAGGGTCTTGAGGATTTAATGGTTAATTATGATATGACTATTAGAACCAATAAGGGTAAGGTTGTGCAGTTCTCTTATGGTGACGATAATATTGACACAATCAAGGTGGAGAATCAAGAACTGAGAATTGGTACCATGAGCATTCAGGATATTTATGCACATTTTAATGTTCCTGAAGAAGACTTGAAACCCAAGGCTCTTTCGGCCATGTTCTTGAAGAATACGCTTGCTCGTTTCAAGAAGCAAAAAGATGCTACTCAAGAAAAGTGCAAAGAGTACACTGAGTTCATGATTAGTTCGCGCGATAACATTATGAAATACGTGTTTAAGAACAAGGACGAGAACATTGTTAGATCGCCAGTTGCATTTGCTTATATTATCCAAAATATTATTGGACAGCAACATCTCAACCCAGATTCTCTTGTAGATATTACGCCTCTAGAGGCATTTGAGATGATTGAAGCAAATTACAAGACGTTGGAGATGCTTTATTATACGCCTCCCACTCTCCTATTCAAGACATTGTATTATTATTATTTGTCACCAAAGGTCTTGCTCTTTGTCAAGCGTTTTAACAAGGCTGCGCTGACTTTGCTCTTAGAGACGGTCACAATGAATTACAAACGATCACTTGTTGCTCCAGGTGAAATGGTTGGACTTATTGCTGCGCAGAGCATTGGCGAACCGACCACTCAGATGACTTTGAACTCGGTAACATTTGAGACACCTATTATCGTAAGGAATCATGAAGGTGTTATTCAAAAAGTTTGCATTGGAGATTTTGTTGGAAAACACATTAACGATGCAAAGAAATTGGAACATTATTCTGAAAATGACACGACCTATGCTGAACCCAAGGAATATTTTGAAATTCCTTCTTGTGATGAAGATGGAAATGTAGTTTGGAAGCAAATTGAAGCTGTTACAAAACATCCAGTAATAAATAAGGATGGTACAAACACCATGCTTAAATTTACTACAGAAGAACAAAGAGAGGTTATTGTGACAAAGGCAAAGTCTTTGTTAAAATTGGTAAATGGAAAAATTGTTCAAATGGATGGTGATCAGTTCAAGGTGGGCGATTACATCCCCGTAAGCACAAAACAAATAGATTTTGTTGAATCCAGATCTTTAAATTTACGCGATATTCTTCCAGCAACAGAATATATTTACTCATCTGAGGTTGAAAAGGCAAAATCCGTAATGAATGAACATCATTGGTGGTCAAATCATCAAGGAAAAACCTTTACTTTACCTTATTCTAGAAGCGATTCATTTGTTGCAAAGGTAGGCGATAAAGTAAGGAATGGCTGTAAAAGCAAAACCACTTTTGCTCCAGGGTGTATTTACACAAAGCAAACAAATATGAATGCTTACAATATTCCTGAAGAAATTCCATTGGACTACAATTTTGGTTATTTGGTAGGAGCTTATGCGGCTGAAGGATGTATGACAAAATTCCAACTATCCATTGCAAACAACGATGCAGCATACTTTGCCCCAATTATGACGCTTCTTCAACAGTGGAATATTACTACCAAAGTTTATCGTCATGAGAATAAAGGACAAGAAGGCTGGACCAGCCAAGACTTGCGCATTTACAACACTGTTTTGTCTCGTATCTTGGAAAATCTTTGTGGAAAGCTAAGTCACAATAAATTTGTAAGTGATAAAATTATATTCTCTAACAAGGAATGTATTCTAGGATTCTTGGATGCTTATATTGGCGGTGACGGAACCGTTAGTACAAAAGATAATTCAATTATGATGACTTCTGTTTCCAAAGAACTCTTAATTGATGTGCAACAAATGATTAATAATCTAGGAGTTTATAGTTTCATCAAGCAGTTGAGAAAACAAACTTCTAACAACAGAGGAACCTTGCCCGAAAATATTCGTCAAGGATATACTTTGTATGTAAGAAATCAACAAGCCAAACAACTAGCAACCATGCTAGATATTAAGATTGGTTATAAAATAGAAAATTGCAAGATCATTGCTGACCATTCATCTAAATTTTCATACAAAATTAACAGAAACTACTTGCATGTTCCCAACGAAATTGATGGACAAATTGTAATGGAACCTAGAACAGATGACAGTCTAGTTGATGTTCTCTTTGATAAAATTGTATCAATTGAAGAAGTTCCCAATACCACCAATTATGCATATGACTTAACAGTAGCAGACACTAGAAATTTCAACATCTATAATGGTCTCGCTTTAAGAGATACTTTTCATTTCGCAGGGGTCGCCTCCAAATCTAACGTCACCCGTGGTGTGCCGCGCATTGAAGAGATTTTGTCTTTAACTAGCGACCCAAAGAATCCCTCTCTCACAGTTCATTTGAAACCAGAGGATGAAGCTGATAAAGAAAAGGCTAGATCAATCATGTATATGCTGGAGCACACCAAGTTGCAGGAGATTGTGCAATCGGTTGACATATGCTTTGATCCAGATGATTTGAATAGTCTAATTGAAGAGGATAAAAATACTATGGAACAATACAGAGAGTTTGAGAAAATGGTGGATGAGTGCATGGAAACCAATCCAGCAGAGGAGACCGCAGAGGGATCCAAGTGGATTCTTCGTATGACAATGGATCCTGAAATCATGTTGGAAAAGAACATCACAATGGATGACGTTAATTTTGCGCTTAAGAATAGTTATGGCAATGAAATTGCTTGCGTTTACGCAGATTACAATGCAGATAAGTTGGTTTTCCGCATCCGCATGACTAATATTGTCAAGCAAGGTGGTAGAGGAGGACAAAAGAAGATCAAGGTGAACCCGCTTGACCAGTCAGACCAGATTTATCTTCTCAAGAACTTCCAGGATGAGTTGCTTTCCAACGTTGTCCTTAGAGGAGTAAAGAAGCTCAATAAGGTCATTCTTAGAAAGATTAAGGATAATATGGTGGAGACGTCTGGAGCTTACAAAAAGCAGGAGATCTGGGTATTAGATACAATCGGCACAAACTTGTTGAATGTACTCGCGCTTGATTATGTTGATGCTTCAAGAACATTTAGCAATGATATTGTTGAGATTTATAATGTTCTTGGAATAGAAGCTGCTCGTCAGGCTATATACAATGAGTTGGCAGATGTGATTGAGTTTGACGGCACCTATGTGAACTATCATCACCTGAGTGTTCTAGTTGACAGAATGACTTTTACCAGCAAGATGATCTCCATCTTTAGACATGGAATTAATAATGATAACATTGGTCCCATTGCAAAGGCATCTTTTGAGGAGACTCCCGAGATGTTCTTGAAGGCTGCTAGACATGCAGAGTTGGATACTTTGCGCGGTGTTTCTGCAAATGTAATGTGTGGTCAAGAAGGATTCTATGGTACAAGTGCATTTCAAGTAGTTTTGGATATTGAAGAGATGAAGAAGTTGCAAGAAACTGTTGCTTTTGAAATAGGAGATGACGCTGGAGCCATTGAAAAGGCATTTGGGGTTGAAGATGTTGCTGAGGATCCATGCAGCGTTTACAACTTATCTATTCAAAACAATGTTGTGAATATCAAATCTACTGCAATGGGAGACGATAATACTTACAACCCTGGATTCTAATCTCTTTACAAAAGTAGGAATAAAAATAATTTTAAGAATAGATACATAAAAATATAATTCGTATATTTAAAATAATATTAAACACTTGAGTATAATATTATTATGCAGACTTTTTATAGGATTATTCAAGCAATATTAAAAGCTAAAAATATTTTTTTTCCAGATAAAGAAGATGGAGGATTTTTATTTTGGAAAAATGTATTTGAATATGAACCATATAATAAAAATTTTATTTTTGATAATCAGTCAACAGAAAATCTTACAATAGAAGAATGCAATCACCTGGTTAGCGGAAATAATTTGGCAAAACAATCCTTTTATTTTATGATATCAGCTATTGATAAAAAATTAAATACACCATATTATTCAAAACGCTCAATAAAGGCAAAATTTTTTGAACTAAATAATGTCTTGAACAATATATTTATATCAAAAGAAAGTAAAGAGCAAATATTAAATATTTTTTGCAAGTGTCAAAGAGTATATTGGGGATTTTCACGACTAGTATTTTTATACAAATATAAAAAAGCAAAAATGCAGATAACCTACGACCTTTATATGAATGATATATTGGCTGATCAACAAAATGTCATATTACTATTTCAAAATAATGCCAAATACACTTTTATTATACAAGATTTAATAAAAATAATAAATAATGCATTAACAAATGCACCAGGATTCTTTCTAGATCCACTTGAATGCAAAAATCCTTATACTAATATTCCATTTAATCGTTCAACATTGTACAATATATATTTTCAAATGAAATCGCGCGTATGCGTTATGCCAGAGTTGTTTCATAGATTTTTCTTATCAAGTTTTAATCTTGTAAAATTTAAGTTAAATAATGAAACCTTTATAAAAGAGGTTGTATTTAAAAATTACATTAAGAATACTTCTCATGAAACATTGTGTGCTGTCATTAGAATAATGTTGGAAGAAAATAAATATACCAATAAATTGTGGATAGATGAAAATTTTCCCGAAAAAAAATTAGTTGAAGTTTTTTCTCCATATCTGGAATTATATTATTATGGATTATATTGTTCTACCGATGAAAAAAAATATTTGGTAAAAGATATTCTACATAAAAAATTATTTGAATTTTATAAAAATAATAAACAGTTTGGGAGAAAAACTTACACAAAAGTATTTAAAATTGGAATAGTTGGTAGAAAATATATTACCAGTTTTAATGAATTTTATATACCTTTTTCTCAAATTAAAATTAAAACTTGGGAAAATATGGATGAAGATTGGTCATTTACAAATGAAAATTTTATTAATAATAATGATGATGATAATATGTCACTTGAAAATGATAATGATGGAGATGATGAAAATGATGGAGATGATGAAAATAACAATAATAATGATTCGAATGATGATGCTGCGAACGATGATGCTGCGAATGATGATGCTGAGAATAATGACACCGATCAAGAGTCCTCAATTTTATCCAATGAAACTAGTATTAACGAAGACATAAATAATTTGCAAGAAGATCAAGATTCTCAAAATGATGAAGAAAATGATGACATTAATATGTTAATAAATAATATTGTTGCCGTAGAATTAGAAATACCAGAGGAATTTCAGGAAGATAACCATGTAAATAATTTTTTTAATTATGAAAACGATGAAGATTCTATAAGCTGACTATGTCATTATAAATTAATATTAGATTATGCTTCTTTTTCTTCTTCAGTTGCCTCTGGAACTGCCGACATAATTAAAGGATTGATTTTTCTTGACCGTTTAAGAACAAGTCTTTTTTTCCCCCTTGTTGTTCTTTTTTGTCTTTTTAATGTGTCTTCATTAACTTCAAAGATCATTTCATCTGCACCAACGGATGGAACTACTTCAGCCTTTGATAATGCTGCTTCTTCTTGGCCCAACTCTTCTTGGCCAGATTGCACTTTTGGCTGGACTGTTTGCTTTTGTAAAGCTGATGCACCCATAACAAGCGGATTGGGTGCTGCATAGGATTCTGGTTCTTGTTTTTCTTCCTCTTGTTGAATTTCTAATTCGGGAGCAACGATAGTTTTTGGTTTTCTAATAGTTTGTTTCTTAACTTTTGGTACAGCAGCTTCTTCCTCTCCTTCAACAACAAACTCAACTTCGGGTTTCTTAGCCTTTCTAGGTTTATAAACCGTCTTAGATGCTCTTTTAAAGTTCTGCAAAAAATCTTCAATTGTTACTCTGTCTTCCATTGCCTCATATACAACATCTGGATTTTTAAGAACGCTTAAATTTAAAAGAACTCCATTATCCTTGTCTGTTATAACTTTATATTTTGGAATTTTCTCTGGAGCATTTGGAGGCGTAAAAATAAAAGCATATTTGGGGGAGAACTGTTCTTCATCTACACTTCTCTCTCCCATTTCCTCTTCTCTGGACAATGAATATGCACTAAAGCAATTGCTTTTGAAATCTGTTTCCATGAGAGGTTTGTTTGAAATAAAAAATGATGGAATTTTAAAACGTTCCAACAACATCCAGATATCTAATTTCGTCAAGTAATAGTTGTCTGCAAATAATAAATTCTGGAATGACAAGACTCCGTGTTTTACCTGATCACCCTCTGTTTTTTTGCCTTGCATTATAAGTAAATCAACTATCTTCATTTCAAAGCGATCCAAGTATTTATTGTATTCACTAAATAGTTCATTTCTAATTTCAGCAATATCGTATCTTTTTCCAACTACTACTTGAATTATATCAATAATAACATAGAATGAACACAGAGAAGTATCGGCATATTTAAGTTCTTTGTAATCTGCTGGAAAAGTTGACCTTACAAATTCACCTTGAAGTTTTTCATATTTTGTCAAGCATTCATTTGATTCTTCTGGGTGAATAGCTGAATCAATATTCATTCTAGTAGAATATTCTTGAGTAAGAATCGGCTCAGCATCATTATAGCTGCTAAATTTACTATATTTATTTATCTCTGCGGGAATCAATGAATCAAAATATTCTTGCGTTAGCAAAGATTGAATAATAATCATCTCATCTTCTCGCAAATTATATCCAACAGACCCAAATGACAAATATGAATTTGGCTTAAAAATAAATGACTTGATTCTATTGTAACGAATTAATTCATCTGCCATTCGCCCATAGTAATGTGTCTCGTTGTTAGACCCAGTAACCAAGTTCTTTTTAGGAAGAACTAATGAACAGCGATCTCCTTCAGTTAATGTGCATATTTGTGCGGTTTTGCTGCACTTGTCGGGATTCTTAACAATGCATGTGGAAACCTCTTCAACCAATGAAAGATCGTATTCATCTGCAAAAATTATTATATTTGATGCCAACTCTTTCAACAGCCTTATAACATTCCTCAGCTTTGAATTATACAATCTCGCCCTGTTATTTGTTTCTTCCTCAATCTCCTTGCGAATTTCAATATTTTCATAATCATTCAACAATATGCGAACAGTGTTTCTAAAAACATTAAAGAAATTGGTTTCCATCTTGATTCTTTTTACAGTCTCAACTCTCTTTGTATCTACTGCATTACTTGTAGTTGTGGCGGCATCAGCCACCAAATAATCACTGTCATTTACCGATTTTATGGTGTTATTAATGGAAGAAACTGGATAAGGTTCAGATAGTTGAACAAACTGATTTGTTTGTGTAATAAACCCTACAACCATCTCGTCCTCTACAATTTGTTTTACTGGATTGCACGATATTCCCGTGGTTGAGTGCAATCCGTTCAAGAATGCCAATGTTTCATTATATGGCTGCCATATGTTTGCATCCAATATATATACAAAGTCTATTCCTGGAAGCAGGGAAGAAGGGGCACAAGGAACATATCCTCTGGTTCCATCTCTTTTATTCAAAACCTTGACTCCAATAACCTGACTATTATAATTTACCACTTGGGCTTCAATCTCATAATGTTTCTTTGTAAGTATTTTAATTATATCACTGAGCAGAATAGGTTGTTTAAAACGATATTCATTTGGAATACTTGGTAAAGGACTACACATATTTTTTAGGACGGGTTTGATAACTTTTTTGAAGATGGCTCTCATAGTGGGTGACAACTTGGGATCATATTCGCTGAAAGTCTTGCTGACATTAATTTTTTTCTGCTCATCGCGATAAGAGTAAATGGGCTCAAAACGTCCGCGTTTTTGGATCAAAATAAGAGTTTGTTTTCTTGTCTCATAAAACTCATTTGCATAATGGTTTGTTGGGCAAACAAGCTCTACATTATCGGTTGGATCATTCTCAGGAATATTTAATATAATAAGATTCAATCCATCCTTGAACAAACCAGGATTTCTTGAGCAAACTATATCCCATAAATAAGTGTAGTCTATTACAACAGTATCATCTTTTAAAAATGCAATAAAATTTTCATATGCACCCACTAATTTTTTGAAATATCCCATGTCTTCATCACTTGTTTTGTCTGCAATCTTCATGTACATCTTTGTTTCATTGTATTTTTCAAGTACAGCTGTATCAACAGAATCTATGTCTTTATTTGCAAAATTAGTTGCAAGGTTTCCATTTTGAAATGTGACGAATGAATCAAGTGTTATAGCGCTTAAAATTTGTTGTTTCATTTGTTTAATAGTTGGTACTTCTGATTTTACAAAATACATTGCATCTGCTATACAAGCAACAAATGACTGGTTCTTACTATCTTCAACGCCATGTCTAAGCAAGCACGTGTGAAAAGGTTTAAGGTTTGTATTTGTTTTGCTTATTTGGCATTTTGCATTTACCTCGTGAAGAAATTTTTGAATACCCATGGGTAAATATCCCCAACGACCTGACCTGAGAGGAAATTTTTCAGGACCTTTTATGTATTCATCATTTTCTTCCACTCTTGGTGACCCGACCGACCTTGGTGTTTGTTCTTCTCTTATTGATCTTGGAGTAGCATCTGGTCTAGGTGTAACAATTGCTTCTTCCATACCTTCGTCTTCACTAATGGGAAGTGGTGCTTTTAAAGCCGCGACTATTGCTGGTAAAACATCAGCCTGCATTTGTTGAGTTTTTTGAGATTGTATTGTTGGAACCTCTTCCCCAGCAATGTTTAATGCAGGATTAGATGTTCCACATATTTCCTTTTTCTCAATCTGCTTTTTAACATTCCATTTTTTCATACAGCAAGGAATACAGTTTCCATCTGGCGCGCTTTCTTTGTGAAATCCAGGATAGTGCTTTTCATAAGCATCTTGAGATCCGTGCTCATCTGGATTGTAAAATTCATAAATATAGTGTCCGGGAGGGACTTTTTTTTCACCAAATGGAATAATTTTGCCACCGCATTCTCCAGCCTTTACTTGATCATCTGTCATAACTTTATCCGTAAGCAAACACCAGTATCGCGGACAAGTATAGTAAAATTTATTGTCGGGAGATGAACCATATTCAAGAACGTCATTTTCGTCAAAATACCCTGGATGTTCACGATTTACTTCATCTAACTCTTCCTTTGATAAAATAACAGGTTGTCTTCTTTTATTGGATGGACACATGCGTGAATAAGCTTTAAATTTATCGTCCTTTAATGTTGAAAATAATTGCGGATCCCTGTCTTCCATTCTCTTTTCAAAATAATATGGTTTGCTTAACCTCATATTATCAATATTACGAACGCGTGATGGTGTTCTAGGTTCCACAGCTGCACCTATTTTTGGTACAGGAACAGGATTCAGTGCCACAACTGTTTGTTTTTGTGTTGGAGCACCACCTTTTAAGCCGCGCCCGTCGCTGCCCTCTTCTTCCTCTTCTTCGTCATCACCATACAAAAGATCCAATACATTCTTTGTTTTGGCCTCAGTCTCTTGAGGGCTTTCTTCCTCCTCTTCAGCGGGAACATAAAGTAAATCTTCTTCTTCTCTTGTGCCTTGGTCTTGATCTTCTATGTCTTCTTCTAATTCTTCGTCTTCTTCACCTATTGGCGTTGCTGCACTAATAATAGACCTTTCTTGCCTAGGCATCTCCAACTCTGCACTAGAAATAATGTCATCTAGTTCAGCTCCTTCTTTTTCTCCACCTCTGCACAAATTATCAATTATGTCCTTTGGAAAATCAGTCGTTTGATCACCTTGTGTCAAACGTATCAATGTATCAATATAAATAGGTATAGTACTCAAATAGTAAATACTATTTATTCCATCCACTTTGACAGTAATATTTCCATGAACGCGATTAATCGTTATAATAGTTTTAAATCCAGGATTGATTTTTATTTCAATATCCTTCTTTTTAACGCCTCTTTCAACCTGTAATTCATTTGCCAGTTTCTGCAAAAGCCCCTCTGCTTCACCGCGCGTCATTCCCTCATAATTTGAAACAAGAGCCTCAATAATTTCATCCCCTCTAAGTCCTTTTTTTTGCTGATCAATTACAAAAGCCTCCTGGCTTGTCACCTTGTTAAAATTTGATACACGTTTAAATCTCATTTCAATATTGTCCTCAAGCAAATTATCTTTTTCAATATTGAAGACGCTTGAAACGCAACCAGCAATGCTTTTAACTCTTATTTCATCGTGTATATTGATAACGGTTTGATAAGTTATGTCAGCAATCTCAACATTATCATCAAATAAACTGGTAAATAGTGCAATTTTATAACCACTCTGTTCAAAAAACATTTTTACATCCTCAATGATTGGATTTACGGAATCTATAAATAACTTATCAATAGATTCTACACTGAATACTTTTTCAAATTCAGCAGATATGACAATGTTTCCTGATTCCTCAAACTCACATATGATCTGTTCCTTGTATTTTCCACTTACATGGTACTCTATATAAGCAGTAACTGATCTGGATTTTCCAACTGTTCTCATAATTCTAAAAACAGTAGCTCGTGGCAAGTAAGGAATTTTTCGTCCATCTTTTGTCAAGTTTTTTGTATAAAGTCTATAGACATTTTCCTGTCTTGTAGCAGGATTATATTTAATAAGAGGCACCGTTTTTGTAGCATGCACAATTTTGAATATTATTTCTAATGGTATTTTTAACTGGACATCAGGGCGAAGAATCGCACGTATAGACTTGATTCCTTTTGATTTGTAACGAAGGTCGCTTGTTTTTTCGCGATAAACATCGTAAAAAAGGTTGACGCTTTCAAATGATTGGAGAACACTAGGTCTAAGCATCTTTGCAGTTTCATCAATAAGACGCTGTTTATTCTCCTGGATTTCTTCTACTGTTTTAATTCCCATATTAGACAAGAATGGATAATAGAGCTGCGCTGCAAACGCCTGTTTTACACTATCATCCAAACTAGACAAAACATTCTCTGCTAAACAAATGTAGATATTGTTACCTATTATAAAACCAGTATCCAATAGCAGATGCTTGTTCAACGTGGTCAATGATTTTCTAGATGCTCTTTCAATAATTCTATCATAATCATTAATTTTAAATGGATTAACAACAAATGGATATTCATTTTTAATAATAAATAACTTTTGTCCTAAAACTGTGTCTACTATGAATCTTTTTCCGTCTAGACCAAGGGCTAATATGTCATCATAATCATAGTACTCTTTCTCTGGAATTGCTGGCTGAAAAGGTTCGCCTGTATCTGCATTTAAAAGAATATTAAATAGAAACTGGTCTAGACGTAGGCGCGTTATTTGAAGGCGGTTATTTTGCGTAAGAGTTTGATACATATATGCAGAATTGATTGTCTGTTCTTTTGTGCAAAACATGTAGAGCTCTTCCACTGAAAAAGTTTTTGAAAAAGCTTCAACAATCTTGAGTTTTATTATTGCTATAGAATCATCAATGTGGATCTCTTCCTCCACAAACTCTACACTACCGGCGACTAATCTAGCCAGCTCTTCATCACTAAAAATAGGTTGATCAGTTCCAGGAACATTAAATGCCACATTTTTATTATCGGTTTTGAATAACTCGTTTAAATTCTGGCCAGACAAATTAATACCATAAAACACTACAACCTTTTCAATTCTGTCTTTTCCTGAATAATAATTTACTTTAAATATCTGATTTGATTGTGACATATATAATATACAAGCCTATTATTTTATGTTTTTATCATCAAAAACATAAAATCCTAAAATAAAAACATATGATGATCTAACTTGTAAATCCCAAAATTTTATTACACCATTGCACATTTAAATCGCCCAAAATTGGGCGATTTATCAGTGGAATGGCAACGTTACCATGCGCATTTTAAATGCGCAAAGGTGTAAACCTTTCCATGCCACTCATAACTGCCAGCTTAGCAAGCGTTTTGAATGTGTAATAGTGCAAAATAATAAGTGCACTAAATATATTACATATCATAATATGGGTTATCCGTAATAGTCATTCCACAATATTCTTCCGGTTCTTTTTTATAGTCTATTGGAATATAAATATTTGCAGCTTTTGCATTTTCTAATAAGAATTTGAAATTCTGCCAAAATTCCTGCTTATGTCCAACTGATTTAGTCATAATATGTGAAAGTTCATGAATGGCAACAAATGTCAATGTATTAATATCAATTAATTTTGTCTCATTCTTCTTCTTATTCAAGCAAAAAGCTATTTTTTCTCCTTTATTTTCACTATATGCTGTTAGTTCGCTTGTTGGTAACGTCTCAGTTATTTTTTTAGGATTGAAACCATTTACCAAGCGCTGACATGCATCATTATCTGGGTGTTTTTTACCAATATATTTTACAAGATCTTTGCATTTTTGTGTAACTTCTGCTAGCAAATTTGCAGCAGGTTTCATGTTTTTTCTTTCTCTAACGCAATATTTATGTCCGTCAACAGTGGAAATAATACATTTTAAATTGTATGTCTCTGATTCTAAATATACTTTTATGCAAACAACAATTACAAATATTATTACAATATAAAACATTGTATTTTGATTTACTATTTTAAACATTTATATCTTATAATATATGTATTATTTTTATTTAATGCATAATAAATAATATGCGTATTTTTATCCAAAATAAACTTTATAAATTTCTCTATATAAAGTATAAAATGATTAAGAATATAAAAATATTCGGTGAAAGAAATAGTGGAACAAATTTTTTATCACAATTAATTACCAAAAATATTAGTGGTATTAATTTATGCAATCATCATTATAAGTGTAAAACGGGTTGGAAACATGGATTTCCAAAACTAAACAGGTTTAAAAATCTTAATCAAACATTATTTGTATTTATAATACGAGATTTAGAATCTTGGGTAAAATCTATGTATAATAATCCATATTCTTATAAACGTCCTACCAATATAAACAGGTTTATCACAAAAACTTTACCAATAAATGATCACCGCAAAGACCACGATGTAAATATAAATAAAGCAGAAAAGCAAAATGTTATTAAGTTGCGATATGCAAAAATAAAACACTACAAAATGTTTTTTGAAAGAGTGCCCAATGCAATATTTATAAATTTAAAAGATTTGCAAGAAAATAATAATAAATTTTTACAATTTCTAAAAAAAACTTATTCTTTGAATGTATCAAACAATATTTGTAAAATATTGTCACATACAAAAAATTCTAATATAAAAAATAAAAATAGAAGTTACAATACAGTTTTACCGCCTATTAACAACAAGGATGTTGAAATAGAACAAATGGTTAACAATTTAAAAACCGAATATTGCTATAAATCAAATTTAATACAAGAGTGTAAAGAATTAACGCAAATTTAATATTATTAATAAAACTAATGACAATGAGTAAAATAAAATCGCACTTTATATTAATTAATGTCTAGTCAAAATAATGGAAAACCTAATCGCATTAGTAAAAAAACTCAGGTTAAGATGTTTAACAAAAATAATAATGCTGGTTCAAACAAGCCAAAAAAAACTACAAATATAAATAAATCAAAAACAAATGAACAATATAGAAGTCAGCCATCAAAAACATCAGTAAAGGAATTCCTTAGTTCAATGAATTCAATAACTAATTATACTACTGATAATAATCCCATTATTAAGTTGCCCAATAGTAAATTAGCATCAATTATTATACTTGCTGTAATTGGAGCTATTTTATTTAATTTAGGCGTATTCATGTCAAATGTGTTAAACAAACCCATTACTGGTGCGGTTTACAATTCTATGCCAGCTGGTCTTATTGTGGGACTATTTGTTAAAAAAGATCAATTAGATAGGTTTTTATTTGGAAACTTGATTGCACGAGGAATAAATTTTTTCCTAATAGGTCCAACTTTTTTATTATATTATTACAAACAAATTGATGCAGCACAGTACATCATGTTAAGCATGATTATGTGGGCGATTGCTACATTGATTGCAAACCATCTTCAGGTATAAAATAATGACAGCTTTTTAGATGTCATTATTTACATCTTTGAAATACGCAAAGGTGTAAAAAGATTATATGAATTACAATACATTAAATTTATTGAGTGCCTTGGCCAATCTCAAGAGGAACACGCATGAAATCAGGCTCAATGGTTGAGAGATTCCAAGGTCCAACATTTAATTGAGGATTAGGAGGCTCGGAGCGGATCTGGAGGTTAGCATTGCGAAGAGTCTGGCCAATGGTATCAATACCAATGTGGTAGCCAGCCTTTAATAAGTTAACATTGGCTAAGTCACCCTTTCCAACAGGGTTTAATTGGGCCCAACCATCATTGGAGTCCTTGGGCAACAAATCAGCAGGGTTTTGGATATTGGGCTTGTTGCAAGATGAGGGAATGCCTTGCGTGCTGGTTTGGATTCCGCTGACAGAGGCAAACACCTCATTGTTGCCAGACTCAGAGGGCTTAACACCCATGGATTGAGCCATGACATTCTTCTCTTGCTTCTTTCCACCGTAAGCAGATTGGCCATTTAAGCTCATTTTCTCAGAACCAGACTTGCCCTTGGACATAAAGTAATTGTATAAAAGACTAAGAACGTATAATCCAATTATAATGACGACGATGGCACCGATTCCATATTTGTCCCAGAGTTTTTTTAAAGAACTACTCATTATATAAAATTGATGATAAAATATTTTTATAAAACGACCTTTAATTCAAAATCATAAAAGTCTAAAACTATCCTTAATCCTTCTCCATTTCATTTTGATTTTTGGGTAAAATAAAATCCCAATATATTTGTTTTATTTATACTTTGGGTTATTTATGATTTTTCTATTCTAAATAAGTATCTATTGACTCAATAATCTATGGATACTTAACAAGTATTTTCCTAAAATAATCATCAAACTCTTTCTTCTAAACTTTATCGCAATTATTCTTCTATTTTATTCAAAGTTATTCTCTTCGTCTTCATTTTTATTTTCATATACATCTTGATCCTCATCCTCTTCTTCGCTATATTCGTCGTAACTATCTTCACTTTCATCACTATCATCCATGTCCTCCAACATATAAGTTTTTTTAATATTTTTAGCCTCTAAATAAGCCTTTATAGCTGTTTTCTTTGCCTCTTTTGCCTTAATTCTTGCTTGTTTATAAATTTCATAGTAAACATGATTTGGTTTTTTTAATGTTATTGTTTCTAAATTTCCTTCTAAAAGAACATCCACTTCTGTTAGCCCTGGTTCGTCCTTTTCTTTTTCATTTAAATCCTCAAATTCTAGAGAGAATTCCATATTATCATCATTAGAAACCAACGATGCTACATGTTCTTCATTTGTATTGTTAGAGTCCTTTCCAATTTCTTCTAACAAATCAAGCTCCTTTATTTGCTCATTAAATATTTTGTCAACCTCATCTTCAGTCAAGTTTATTCCAGCTGCATTTTTTTCAGTTTGAATAACTACGGTGGGTTCTCTTTCTGCTACACTATTTATATTGTCATCAATTGTGTCTTTCTTTAAAGCACACTCTACAACAGTATAGCTTGTAGTCGCATCGCTTGTAGTCGCATCGCTTGTAACTGTCTTCGCGCTCTCTAAAATGGGCTTTGTACTAGGTTTTTTAATATAACAGCTTTCTAAAAATGGATCAGGACTAACTATCATCGCCTGTTTTAATTCAATTTCAATTTGAAAATTCCGTGATGTAAATTTAATGCCTTGTACTTCTAAAATAGATATATTTGAAGACTCTGCAGAGACATCTTCAAACTTGACAAGATTCTGCGACTCACCATAAATGGGTAAAGTGGGTTTAGCATTTACACGCAATAAGTAATATCTACCAGATTTAAATGTCTTAATTGGGGATGTAAATGCCGACTCAATGTCATTTAGCTCCAACTTATTATCACTAGAAAACCACGAGTCCGCCTTTTCATGGATTAACTGATGGCATTTTGTTTCTAAATTTTCCAGCCAATTAATAAAGACCTCATCATTATTATTGAACATTAAATCGCTGTAAATCTTTTTTCCATGCTTAATAAAGCCTTGTTTAGTTGAGCATGTAGGCGTTTGTATGTAAAGGGGCTTATTCTCAAAGAAAATTCTCGTAAAATATGCACCTCCTTGAATGCTTGACAAAACACCTAAAGAAAGCTTGGTAAAATCAAAATTTGCATGTGGTTCAATGATATTATCCATTTATACGAATAAGAGAAAAATACTAAAGTAATAACACGCAAAATATTTTTGCAAGTTATCTTTGCTAGTTATTTTTTTTACTTATATTTATAAACAATAAGTATAATTATGAAGGACACACTTATGAAACAATGTTTAGAGATCTTAAATAGTGAAGAGGTTAAGAAAGATTTAAAGACAGTTTTTAGTCCATTAACTGATACAATCTTGATTCAAATTTATCCATATGTTTACGTAATTATTTTACTTGTTTTTTTAATCTTTGTTTTAATTTTAGCAATTTTGGTATTATTAGTTAGTCTTTTGCGTAATAAAAATATTTTTCCAAAAGCTTTTGGTTTAGGATAACCTTATTCTTTTCACCACATTGACAAGTAATTTTTTCTCTTTTAAGTATATAATGGTTTTATCCCGCAAATCAAGAAAGTCAAGACGCGTTACTAGACATAGACGTGGCGGTGCAGGTGGTGCTGCTAATATGTTGACAGTTGTTGGAGATCTCCCAACTCAAATAACTAATGCTCTTACTGTTCTTCCTGGAATGAATCAAGCAACAGTTCAAAGCAATGATGTTGTTCCTATTGCGAATTTAAATATAGCAAATGCATCCAATGTGTTACCAACACAAGCTCAATTGACACTCGTCCAAGGTGGTGGACGTAGACGTCGCATTAGAGGCAAGGGAAGAAAGGGAAAGCGTGGTGGATCATTTGGTTCAGTAATAGGGCAAGCCGTTGTCCCCTTTTCTCTTTTAGCCGCTCAACAATATTACGGCACTCGTCGTGGAAAGCGCGGTAAGAAGGGCTCAAGAAAGGCTAGTCGCAGACGTTAAATTAAGTATTGTAAAGATGATTAAAAAATAATTTTTATTACTATAGTATAGAATTATAGTAATATGAGCACTTTTGAAACACAAATACAGCAATGGGTTATATTAGATAATCAACTCAAATCATTAAATGAGCAAGCAAAAGAAATTCGCGAAAAAAAGAATGCACTTGCTGAAAAAATTACCAGCCATGCTGAAAATAATAATTTATCAAATGCTATAATACAAATAAGCGATGGTAGATTGAAATTTGCATCAACAAAAGTTACTACACCTCTCACATTTAAACATTTAGAAAAAAGTCTTGGTTCTATAATTAAAAATGAATTGCAGGTAAAAAAAATTGTTGATTATGTAAAAAATAATCGTGAAACCAGGGTTGTTCAAGAAATAAAACGGGTTTATAACAATTAATTAATATCAAAATAATGTATATGAGCAATCTTTCAGGAGGTGATCTTGTCTATTATAAAGAAAATGGTAGAGTAATGAGCGGGGGGTTTGATATTAATTCTATTTTAATGAAGCAAGATATCAGTCCATACTCATCGTTGAATTCAAATGAACAAACTGGTGGGTCAAGCGTTGCAACTTTGTTTAAGAGTTTGGCAGTCCCTTCTGGATTGTTATATTTGCATGAAAAAAAGAGAGGACATAAACCGTTGGATTATTTTCAAACTGGAGGTAATAAAAAAGCAAGCGAGTCACTGATTAAAGAGGAAGAAAGTGGTGACGAATCTACTAGTAGCTCTAATAGTAGTTCTAGTGAAGATGGTGATAGTGATAGTGACAGTGACAGTGATAGTGATAGTGATGGTGATGGTGATAACAAGGAAGAAACAGATTCAAATAAATATATAGCAGACTCAGAAGTATTGAGTGAAGATATTTTTAAAAAATGCTTAGATATTGTAACAAAAATGGAAATTGCTAAGCAAAAAGCACAAAAAAGAAAAACTCGCAAAAATGCAAAAAAAAAAGAAACCCCAGAAAAAAGGAAACAAACAAAAAAAAGACAATCTAAATAAACCACTACGCTAAGTCATATCATACCGCACTGCGTAGTGATCATATTTATCCCCCTCAGTTTCAGCTTCTCCAAAAACTTCATGGTGTCTTTTTTTTTGTATTTGAATCTCCTTTTTTAAAATAGACTTTTTAGGTAATACATCATTTCCAAAAATTGTAGATTCTAAATGTTTTATAAGCAATTTAGTGTGTTCGTTTGACATCTTTTCTAATAAATTTGAAAACAATGTTTTATGAAATTCATATAAGTGCAAAGATGTTCCATGTTTAACCTGATTTGCGCAATCTTCCGCAAATAAAATATATTGATCTCTTGTATTCAATGTTACTCCAATTGGATTTGGTGGGCGAGTTAACATTGATCTTACTAGTCTTGGACTCCCTACATGAAACAAATCTTCGGTCAATTCATTGTCTGCTTCTTCCACCAATTTTTGTTGCAAAATCTTTAATCTATCTTTTTCACTTTGCATAAAATTAATTGTTGATGATTGCGGAATAATTGCTTCATCCACTTCACCATGCCAAGTATTTTTCTTAATGTTAAATGCAACCTTCAGTGGGCTTGTTTTCCACACACTATTTTCCCAGTCCTCTTCATCTTCCTCATCATTAAAATTAATTTCATGCGAAACCTCCCAATCATCTTCGGTACAATTAGTTTGCATAATTTAAAAGTAGATATTATTATTATTAATAACATCTATCTATATTGCTTTTTTATCTAAATTCTACTCCAAGTAGTATAATTAAATGGTGAAACTAGAATTTCACTCAGTCTATTCTTCCAATATTCAACTCTTTTTTCCATTAGCAAATCCTTCTCAGTCTTGGGGTAAGGTGTAGTAGAAGACATTAACTGTTCTTCCTCTTCAGTCATATTAGGTTTGTATCCAAAGCAGTTTACACCAAATTGTACTTGCGGGTTTGCAATATAACCACCATTCACACCCGGTCTACCACAATCATTTTCATGTCCTGGAATTTTTTGTAATTTGTCATAAGTGGCTTGTTGAACGGGAAAGAGAGCATTTTGATTGTCAGACCAACCATAATTACACCACTCAGCACCTGAGTTATAAGCGTCTTCAACCTCTTTATATGTTGCCAAACGAGAGCCATATGCAGTGCAAAGAGCCTTTGCATCATTATATCCATAGGTATTTCCAGGAATATTAAAAACCTGTGGTCTCTTTATTATTTCTGGTACAATAGAAGAACTAGATCCACCAAATAACTTTGACTCATCTACTTTAATATCAACTTGCGTTGAATTTCCAAAAAAATTATGAATGCTTGCCATAACATCAATTCCAAAAAAGTATTGCAATCCATTAATTAAAATAAGAATTACAAATAATGCAATTGCGATTACACCAATTACACTTCCGGCAATTGATGATGAAGAGGAAGACAATGACGAATCACTTGGAGCGTCTCCCGACATAAAACTTCCTGATGTACTACTAACTGTACTAGTTTGGTTGTTTCCTCCTAAAGAAGAAAAGATTGCAAAATATGCAATCAAAACAATAAAAAGAATAATTACAACAGTTGGATTCATAAAAATATTATTCATATAGTCATAAATCGTCTGAGTCTCATTGGTACTTGTTGGTGGAGATGTTGCCGTTGTTGTTGTTGTTGTTGTTGAATTATTACTCATACCTATATATTATTATAGCGTTTTTTTTCTATAGAAAAAGCAATAAGCCTTTGGACTTACAAGTTCTCTAATATCAGTAATCTCCTTTGCAATTGTATCATTAAAATGAAACCATTTACCATTTGCAGTTTTTACATATGCGGTATAATGACCTCCTAGAACGCTTCCACTGTGATTGCATATTCCATACAACTCATAAACAAATGACTCTTTTTTATACCCAACAACGTAATTTGACAGATCAAGATCATCTAGCGGAAATGTTACAAGAATTTGATTTTTCCTGTTATTTGCACTAAAACGTTTCAAATCAATTACTAAAACTGTGGGAAAACTCCAAAACATTAGATTCTTATTAACAGTCTCCTTTTTCTGCGTTTTTTCGTTAAAAACCGCATTATCGCCACTTAGAATCTCGCCTTCAACATATAAATTAAAACAATCTATCAAAGATGGACTCTTATTATTTTCAGGGATTGGTAAATTAATCATGAAAATAGGCTCAGGAGAAAACCCAATTACCTCATTCGTCTCCATTGACGTGATTTGGGACACCATAACTCCGTAAAAAATATTCCAAATCTCGGAGTACTCTTTTGCATACATTCGCTTGATCATTTCATAACATTGCACTGCAACCTTATCCTTATTATTTTCAACTGTACCAGTAATGCTCATATTTACTTCTCTAGACAAAGAATTATGGAAACAGTCAATTACAAATATAAGAAACTCCGGCAAATCGTTTTGAGCATAACCAGTAAACAAATCTTGACCTTTTATCTGTGCAAGTTTCCTCACAGTATTTACAAATTTTCCAGGTGAAATCACGCAATTTTCGCTCCACATTAACTGTCTTAAACTATCCCACTCCAATAATAATGCAGAATCATATATATTTTTTAGCTTCTTTTTATAGGATCCATTTGACAAACTCAAAAAATTATTGAGTTCATAGGTGTGAGACAAAATTTGCATACAGGAATTTAAAAAACAAGTATTTCCAAGATTTGCCAGACCTGTAATTCCTTTGTTTTCATAAATTTTATATTTTTCATTATTTGCTTCGCGACTCATATAATTTATATTATAATTTATATTTAAACATATTTCAATATATATTATATATATCAAAATACTAATGTCAAATAGAGGAACCTTCTCAAATGATCAAAGAATAATGTTAAATTTCTATTTAGCTGCATATAATGATATTAGAAGAGATATAGATCACTTATACGAATCTCTTGATTATATAGTTGGTCATATTAATACACTTTCTAGAAACGTTGAAAGTCATCGCGCGGATAATGTAAATAGACACGATTCGCGATCTAACACAAACAGACATAGAAGTTCGCGCACAGCTGATTCAATTATTAATGATTATTTATATAATGATTTTTCTATTCCTAGATTTAGCAGAAATAATATTCGTCAAACAACCCCGCATATAAATGTCCTTCCAAGACAAAATACTAGTGCTACTGAAAATCCAATATGGGCTAGAAGCAGAGCCCAAGTATTTGATCTTTTAGGACAGTTTTATAATAATGTTCCAGTTGTTCCAACTAGAGAAGAAATTGATAGAGCAACTAGAAGAATTGTGTATAGGGAAATAGAATCACCATTAAATTCAACTTGCATGATTTGTTTGGATAGATTTCAACCAGATGATAGTGTAATACAAATAATTCATTGCGGTCATATTTTTAATGAAGATTCTATTAATGTATGGTTTCGTGCAAACGTAAGATGCCCCATATGTCGTCATGATATTAGAGAAGCAAGTTCGCCCACCCAACCGTTAACGTCTAATACAGAAACAATTCCAAGTACTGAAAACGTAGATCATGAAAATGAAGACGAAGGCGAAGACGAAGGTGAAGACGAAGACGAAGGCGAAGAAAATAATAATCCACATTTAGAATCAAATACTAATAATGATCCTTCACACAACAGTTCTCCAAGTGAAACTGCAAGAAATTTATTTGCAGGGGCTCAAAATTTTAGAGTTGAAAGAAACCCTACTACAAATTCTATAGATAGAATAAGTTATGATTTAACAGATGATAACCTGATAAGTAGTATAACAAATCTCGCAGGAGATTTACTTTTTGGACATGTAAATACTAATACTAACACTAATACAAGCACAAGTGCACCCATCCAATACAATAATGGAAATCAACGATTTGTATACGATCCATCAAATAATATGGTATTGTTTGAAACATATTTTCAAAGCGGATTATAATATTCAAATGTGTAATATACAGTTTCTTTTAAAATTGATTTGCTTTAATTCCAAAAAAACAATATTAAAGATATCTCACTCAATACTATAAGTATTTGGTTTATGCTAAGAAGAAAAGACACCAGAATAGAAATGGACGAGACCGATTCTTCAATTTTCACTATGACTAAGATTGCTGGAAATGCTCTATATGGGGCAGGCGTATGGACAGTAGAAATTGGCGGAATATACTTTGTATGGGTTGCAATTCATTACGGTGCAGCACATGCATATACATCATTTTGTGCAAATAGTTCTATTTATGGATTTATCGCGTCGCCGCTACTTGTAGCTGCACCACATTGCGTGGCATTTAGATGGGCAATTAACACTGGCGCATCTGTAATTGGAACAATGTGGGTTATCCTAGGAACATGGATATCTGCAAAATTATTGGCAAGAGTGACATTGAAAAAAGAATGAATAATATACAAAATAATATAAAGATAACCGCATTTATTATTTACATAATGAGCAGTCCTAAGCGTCATCGTTTTGCGTGGAGTCATAATGAGTTGGAAAGACTAAATAGAGAGTATGAAAATCACGAACTGTCTGTTCAAGAAATTGCAATTCTTCATGGGAGAAGTGTCTCCTCTATTTTTTCCAAGCTTAAAAGTGAGGGTCTTATTAAAAAATTGGAAGAGGCCAGAGGATGGGATGACTATAGTAATAAAATACAAACTGAAAATTGTGGTACAGACAGTCTTTCTAATAAGAGAAACGATAAGAGAAACGATAAGATAAACGATAAGAGAAACGATAAGATAAACGATAAAGAAAATACTAAAGTTTTTGATAAAATTGAAGACGAAGAATTTGATCCTTACAGTATAGGTCAAAAAATGTCATTTATGCAAACTCAAATTAATAATATTAAGCAAATTGTTTCTGGAATTCTTTATGAGTCTGCAACAAATAATAATAACAACAATAATAAAACTCCCAAGGTTCAGCACAATTATTTATCATAAATAATGCGACAATATAATCTTTTACACATCATTATTTCATTTCTTGTAACTTTATAAAATTACAAGAAATGCCAATCAATCGCTTTTATTTTTAGAAGCTTAATCTATTTCTTCAATTTTGGGACCATCTTCTACATCTTCATTGCATACAGGATCTTTGCTTGCATTATCACTAACATTTTTAATCATATCAATCATTTCTTTAGTTTTTGATTCAAATTCATCCTTTGATGCTCCAAGATTGCATGTATGCCAATCCTCATATTCTTTAATAATTTCGTCAATTTGATCTTTTGCATCTTTATTTTCTACATTAGAATTAGTCTTTTTTAATTGATATATTTGTTCTTCCATGCGATTCTTTGCTTCAATTTTCTCTCTAATTTGCTCATCTTCATTTTTATATTGTTCAGCCTCTTCAACCATTCTATCAATTTCTTCCTTGCTTAGTCGCCCCTTGTCATTTGTAATAGTAATTTTATTAGATTTACCGCTAGATTTTTCACATGCAGATACATTCAAAATTCCATTTGCATCAATATCAAACGTCACTTCAACTTGCGGTATACCACGAGGCATGGGAGGAATTCCATCTAATTGAAATTTTCCAAGAAGCGTATTATCTTTAGTCATAGAACGTTCTCCTTCAAATACTTGAATTAATACACCCGGTTGATTGTCAGCGTATGTAGAAAACGTCTGCATTTTTTTAGAAGGAATAGTAGTATTTCGGTTAATAATCTTTGTCATAACGCCACCAGCAGTTTCTAGCCCAAGACTTAAAGGACAAACATCAAGCAGTAATAAATCTGCAATTTTTGCATCATGTGAACCACTCAAAATTGCAGCCTGAACGGCAGCACCATATGCAACACATTCATCTGGATTAATTGATTTGCAAAGTTCCTTTCCATTAAAAAATTCTGTCAATAACTGTTGAATTTTAGGTATACGAGTGCTACCTCCAACAAGAACAATTTCATTAATTTGAGATTTAGAAAGTTTTGAATCGCGCAAAACCTGCTCAACAGGGACCATAGTTTTTCTAAACAAATGGTCGCACAAATTTTCAAATTTAGCACGCGTAATACTACTATTAAAATCAATTCCTTCGTATAGACTATCAATTTCAATGTTTGCTACATTAGAAGCTGAAAGGGTGCGCTTTGCCGACTCACATGCAGTGCGAAGTCTTCGCAATGCGCGGGGATTATTTAATAGATCCTGTTTGTGTTTTCTCTTGAATTCTTGCATAAAATGCTCAACCATAATAGTGTCAAAATCTTCTCCTCCAAGATGAGTATCTCCTGCAGTGGCCTTTACTTCAAAAATAGAATCTTCAATTGTAAGAATAGATACGTCAAAAGTTCCTCCTCCACAATCAAAAATAAGAACATTTTTTTCATCTTGGATTTTTTTATCCAAACCATAAGCAATTGCTGCTGCAGTAGGCTCATTAATAATGCGCATTACATTTAATCCAGCAATGGTTCCGGCGTCTTTAGTTGCTTGACGCTGCGAATCATTAAAATATGCAGGAACCGTAATAACAGCATCAGTAACAGGAGAACCTATGTATGCTTCAGCAATCTCTTTCATCTTTCCAAGTACCATAGAACTAATTTCTTCAGGAGCAAATACCTTAGTTTCTCCTTTAAACTCAACCTCAATAAACGGTTTATTTTCACGAGAAATAACATTATAAGAAAAATGTTTCATATCTGATTGGACCTTGTCATCATTAAAATTTTTACCAATTAATCTTTTAGCATCAAAAACTGTATTTTTAGAATTATTTGCAGCCATAGATTTTGCCGCTTCACCAATAAAGCGTTCTTCTTTAGTAAATGATACATAAGAGGGCATAGTCCGGTTGCCTTGATCATTTGCTATAATTTCAACATGGTCATTTTGCCAAACACCAACGCAGGAATATGTTGTTCCCAAATCAATACCAATTGCAACTTTATGTGAGGACATATTAATAAACAATATACGATAATACTATTTATATTGTTTTATTTCTGTTTTATTTCTTCATGTTTGTTTTATTTTTTGTTCCAGAAACTTGTGATCGCTTGATTGCCCTCTTTTGCATTGTTTGTTTTTCTCAAATAATCGTCAAACAAGAGAGCTTTTACCTCCTTATTGCGCAGTTTCTCCAACTTGTCTTCAAATTTCTCTGGTTCTGTCGCCTTGCGCAAATCTTCAATCTCCTTTTTAAACTTGACAATCTTTGTCTTCTTTTTCTGCATTTCCCAAATGCGCTCCAGCACAAGCGCAAATAGCTGTTGAACTGGTTTCATAATTTGATTCGTAATATAAAACGAATAATCAATCTTCAAATTGTTTGCGCTAATGAATGCAGGTGTTTCAATCTTATCACCCTGCAAATCTTTCTTGGATCCAGCAATATAGACAAATGGAATTCGGTCACCAGATGTCGGCTTATTTCCCGGATCTCTTGAAGCCATTCTATCTGCCAAAACCTTGTGAGCAATCTGTTGCGGTTTCTTGTAATTAGAATTCAGCGATTTGCTAATAATAAGCTTATCCACAGGATATTTTTCATCTACAATGTTTTGCAGACACCCCTTCAAGAAGTCTATTGCCTTTTGCATATTCTGTTCCTTCATCAAGATGTCTATAATGCCACCATAAATGTCTTTGACAATAGGCGCATTATCTCGGCGCTTTAGAACAATTCCCATCTCCTTGCGCTTTCCTTTGTTTGGATCGTGCTCATAAAGCATACCAACATAGCGCTTCTTGGAAAGCAGACAGAACGGCATGAATGTCTTTTCATACTCTAGATCATGAGGCTGCTTTAAGAAGCTGGATGCAAGATGGCCTGCTTCTTGCGCCAATTCAATAGTAATTTCTAGCGCTTGTTTTCCGCGAATTGGTTGACCATCTGGTGTCTGCAGGTTAAATGTGAAGAATACCGAGTCCGTGTCACCATATATGTACTCAGCTTTTGTTAGAACAGGACCATGATTTTTGGTATTGCAAACTGCATCGCCATAAGTTTCCTCAATCATGCGCTTAGCATAAGTCAGCAATAAACGCCCAGTTGCTGTCGTAGAAGCAGCAATATCTTTTTCATAAAATGTGCTCGTCTTTGCACCACACTGTCCATAAAGCGAGTTGGCAGTGATCTTGTAAGCAAGCTGTCTCTTATCAAGAACATTCTTCATAAAATCATCGGTTTGCTGAGGGATCAGCTTTCTAGTAGATTTTCTCGCCTGCAATAATTCCTCCAAAATAGAAGGCATGATTGCACGCCCCTCTGCAAACTGAGCAAATCGGCAAATCTTATAACCCGATTTTACTTTTTCTGCCGCAGAAGACGGCGTTTTTCTAACCCACTTGAAAGTGTCATACGTGATGTTAACATACTCATAACTAGGCAAATTATCATAAATAAATTCGCCAGTTTCTTTATCACGATCTCCCACGATTTTCACAAGTTCACCTGTAAGAGAATATTCCTTTGTCCACACCTTACTATCATGAGACAAATTCTCGCTCATCATAGCAGATGGATACAACGACGCAAAATCTACGCAAGCAACTGGATTATCAAGATACAAATCGCATTTGGGATCCAAAACAATTGCACCTTCATAACCTTCATCCATGCTGCCTTTTTCAATCACAGGCATCAAAGTACGCTTTTCTCTGCATTTCTTTGCGACAAAACTCGTGAGCTTAATGCCTTGACCGCGAAAGATAAGAAAGCTCATTGGCACGCTGCAAATGGATGACATCTCAACGAGACCAGTTAGAACATCCGCCTTGCTGAACAAATAATGCACCAGGTTGCAATCCTGAATACAGTATTTTGCAATAATGGAACGATCGGCAGATGATCCATTTGTCAACCGGAAAATGTCCTTGGGAGAAACATCATCCTTTGCCAAACACCATCGCACTTTTTTGCTCATGTCTGGCTTCTCTTCTCCAGTGATTTCAAACCAACCTTCAGCCTTGTTTACACGTGTAACCTTGAACTTGTCGCCATTCTTATAGTAATCGGTAGAATGTCCAATCTCCTCAAAGTGAATAAATCCATCTTGCAATAACCCAGTAAGATTACCACTTTGCACCTTGGATTTGTTTGTCTTTGCATCATAAGCAATTGTCTTCACGTAATCACCAATAAAGTGACCAGCAACATAATCCAGCTTGTAAGAAGTCAAGTTTTCTTCTCTACGAAAGAAGTTTAGCATATCTACTTGAATGCGACCATTTATTTTAATGTATTTAAGCTCGTGTGTTCCACTTGCAATGGAGATGCTGCTCTCCTCAATTTTAAGACGATTTGTCGTGAAATCGCGCGAGGCAGCAACCTCGTCAATATTTCGCGACAATTTTAGAAATTCTTCGGCGCATCCGCATTCTTGGGCTCGCTGA